GTTATATTAATTCTTTGATTTTAATTCGATTAATGAAAACAACCCTTTTTATTTTAAATAGACTTGGGCATAATACTCACAAATAACGTAATCAAAACTAATTCAATTAAGAATATTAAATTCTGGAGACTCCTCGTGCTTAAAGAAGACATGATCAAGCAGCTCAATGAACAACTGAACCTTGAATTCTACTCGGCAAATTTATATTTGCAGATGAGTGCCTGGTGCAGTGATAAAGGTTTTGAAGGAGCGGCTGCATTCTTGATGGAGCACTCTCGCGAAGAGATGGACCACATGCATCGCCTGTTCAAATATGTCAGCGATACCGGCGCACTGCCGCTGTTGGGCACTATCGAAGCACCGCGCGCAGATTTTGAATCACTGTCTGACGTTTTCCATCTTGCTTACAAGCACGAGCAGCTGATCACCGAAGAGATTAACAAACTTGCCGACCTGGCAATGACCACCAAAGATTACTCTACCTTCAACTTCCTGCAGTGGTATGTCGCAGAGCAGCATGAAGAAGAGACTCTGTTCAAATCTGTGCTCGATAAACTCGGCCTGGTTAGCAACACCGGCAACGGCTTGTTCTTTGTCGATAAAGATCTAAAGAACATGGTGGGTCAATCGCCGATAGCCTAAGTTTTCTAAGTCTTGCATCAACGCAGAGCCTGATGATCACGCTCTGCGTTTTTTATTTTATCCTTAGTATTCATAAGATTATTCCCGCTCCCTCCCTGAACTTTTCGTGCGAAATCTGCGCAATTCTCTCATTCAGTAATCATTACCCATTAATTTTGACAGAATCTAGCGGCGGTTTGCGCTAAAGTTGCGCGTAAATTTCATGTTCAGCTAGCCAAGGATAAATTGTGTCTATTAAAAAACTGATGCGTCTGCGCACTTTCGGTACTGCCTGCGTTTTAGCTGCGGGTTTGATTTCACAACAGGCTTTTGCCCACGCCCATCTTAAAAGCGAGACTCCGGCGGCAGACAGCCAAGTCAGCGTTGCGCCAAGTGAACTGACATTAGGTTTCAGCGAAGGTGTCGAGCCAAACTTCAGCAAAGTTGAGGTTAGTGGTCCAGATAATAAATCTGTTAAAACCGGTGAGTTTAAGCTGGCCACCAACGACAATACTCAGGTTTTAATCTCCCTGCCTGCGCCGCTCACCAGTGGGAAGTATGTCGTTTCATGGCATGTTGTTTCCGTTGACGGACATAAAACCCAAGGTAAATACAGCTTCTCGGTGAAATAACGACATGAGTTTGGCGTCGCTTTTTGTTCTATGCCGATTTGTGCACTTTATTTCAGTGATGCAGCTCTTTGGTGCCTGTGTTTTTACCCGACTTTTATCGCCGGAAGGATTTTCGGCGGTTTTAGCGCGTAAAAACCAGACGCTAATTTTGACGTCAGCCTTCGTCTCGGCGTTTACCTCATTCCTGATGCTGGCAGTTCAGGCGGGAGTGATGGGCAACGGCTGGACAGACACCATCAACCTTAATGTTTGGTTGCTGGTACTGACTACCACCTTTGGTGATGTTTGGCGCTGGCATATGTTGATGTCAGTTTGCGCACTGTTACTGCTTCTCATCGACAGACTACCTGGGCGGTATCTGCTAGTGCTGCTGCTCAGTGCGGGAATGCTGGTAGGGCAGGCGCTGATCGGACACGCGGCGATGCGTGAAGGAGCGATGGGACTTTTGCAGCGCGCCAACCATGCATTGCACCTGCTCAGCGCAGCATATTGGTTCGGCAGCTTGGTTCCTTTGCTAACCTGCATGGCATTGACTCATCAATCCGCTTATCGACCGGCAGCAATTGTGACACTGCTGCGCTTTTCGACCTGGGGTCATATTGCCGTAGCCGTTGTGATATTGACCGGTGTAATTAATGGCGGACTGATTCTGCAACGTTGGCCCACCAATATGCATTCACCGTATGAATTACTGTTAGTGTGTAAAACCTTGCTAGTGGCAGTCATGGTCGTTGCTGCGGTCTATAACCGTTACCGGCTTGTACCGCAGCTTGCGCATCACTCGCCTCTTGCGCAGCAGCGAACAATAGCAGTTTGCTGGTTAGAGCTGGGTTTAGCCCTTTTGGTCATTGCTTTGGTAAGCCTTTTTGCTACCCTGTCTCCCAATTAAGCATCCAGATAATGCGTCATGGATGAGACTGGCAACAAGATTGATTTTGAAAAAGTGAAACGAGGAAGAGTCATGAAGAAAACACTGCTGGGGTGCCTGTTGTTCACCCTTTCTGCCAGCTGTTTTGCAGCCCCGCAAGTTGTTACCGTAAGCCGCCTGGAATATGGGAAAGCATGGGCCTTTACCCGTGAAGAAGTCATGCTGCAGTGTCGACCTGGTAAAGCCCTGTTCGTGATTAATGACAGCACGTTGGCCCAGTATCCTCTCAACGACGTTGCGACGCAGCTGGTCAAAGAGGGCAAGGTCAGCGCTCAGCCGTTGAGTATTATTCAGTTAGATGACCCTAAAAATCCCGGCCACAAAATGAGCCTGACTCCGTTCATCGAACGCGCCGTTACACTCTGCTAATTTTTGCACTCTCCAGAGGCTGACCCGTCGGCCTCTAAAAATTCCTGTTAACAAAGCTTACAGGGGTTAAATTCACAATGTTAATAGTATGTTTTGCGAATGTTGTCACAAAACCTTACTAATTTCGCAAAGTTATTATCACCACGCGTCAAACTTGCTGGTAAAGCATCCATCCTCGGCTACGCTTTAAGTTGTAAGGCTTAACCGCCTGCATCAATGCCAACTTTTAGCGCACGGCTCTCTCCCAAGAGCCATTTCCCTAGACCGAATATAGGAATCGTATTCGGTCTTTTTTTATGTTTTTGATTTATATGAATAAAAATTAGTGATACACGAAAATACACGAAATTTCCACGAAATATCATATTCGGTCTTTTACAGCATCTCGTATTCCTTGCCTCTTGTATCGAGGTATTTGTCCGTCATTTTCTCCGATTTATGCCCCAATAATCGCCTCGCAAAATCCTTTCCTTTCTCCTTCTCATATAGCCGACCAGCCAGGCTCCGGATCTCATGGAACGTTGGCGCATTCTCCTCAAAAACCAATCCACTCGCCTTCCTTGCTGCAACAAACTTCTTTGTCAGGCTATCTGGATGAAGGTAGCCATCTTGGCTGTTTTTCCTGAGCCCGGCACTAACCATAAAATTAGTGGTGCTGGCCTGACGACATTGCTCAACGATCTCACCAAGCTTTAGACCAGCTGCTTTTAGTTCCAGCTCCAGGGGGATCGAAAGCATTGCTCCCGTTTTTCCCTGTTCGATTTGCAGACGGCCATTTACAATGTGATCAAAGCGAAGCATTGCTACATCTTCGCGTCTCTGTCCTGTGGCCAGAGCTAAATCCATAGCCAGTGAGAACCATCGTGGCAAGGTGTCCGCCGCTCTCCTGATTGCTCTGTACTGCTCCAGCTCCAAGCGCTCACGTTTAACTGTGACCTTAGCTGATCGAGTTGGGCTTACCGGATTTGACACAACATGGCCCTCTACGACCGCTTCTCTGAATACGTCCGATAAGACGGAACGCATGGTTGCCGCCATTGATGATTTATCCTGAATAACCCAGGTTTCAAGAAATTCAGCAATATGTTTAGTGGTGACTTTGCTTAATACAATAGCGCCCATTCTTTCATCAATTACCGAGAGTTGGCCCTTACGCACTTTGTTTGTGTTTTCTGCTAATTTTCGCCTTTCGAAAATCACCGCATACCGTTTCAACCAGCTTGAAAGAGTAAGTTCGTCACCGCCTTTCAGCTTCTCCAGAAGGAGTACGGGCGAGTAGTTTTTATCGATGTAATTATTCGCCTCAATAGCCTGAGAAATAGCGTCCCTGCGAGCGATTACTCCTAAAGCAATTTCTTTACCTGTCAGCGGATTACGCCAGTAGTATGATTTATACTTTTTACGGTAAGTGAGATTTTTAGGTAAGTTTGCATCATACCTTGCGGGCCGCCGTGTCATTGATCACCTTCTGCATAAAAGCGCTTTTTGCTGGCTTATTGCTTTGTGCTTCTTTAATTTTCTCACCAGTTTTCACATCGGTGGGATTTACGTAAATCGCGTCTGTTCGAACTACGTATTGCCTGCCGTGCTTTTCAGGTGCCGGATAAATCTTCCCGTCACGGGCCCACCGCTGGAGTGTCTGCACCGTGGGTTTGTACTCTTTGTATTTGAGATCTCGCCACTCTTCTAACGTGAGCCACTTGCTCATTACGTCATATGCGGCCAATTGATTGCTTTTAGCGGCTTCTGGGGTTGGGTGTTCTCCGGCGGCCTTGGCGGTTTTTTGATTCATGGTCTTGCCTCTGTATTATGCGGGATATGGCGGTATCGGCGGCGATACATGCCCGGTCTATATCCTGCTGATTGATGGTCTTTTTTCTGATGCTGAAAGAGAGCTTCCCGATCTTTAAATCGAAATCAGTAAGTAGGCATTTGCCTGATTGCCATGGTTGCATTGCCGGGTCCTTTTATTGGTTTCCGGCAATGCTATCCAAGTGGGGTGGCTATTTCTGATTATCGATAATCAGTTTTGGGAAAGCCTGCTTTTCTCGGGTGAGCTTAACTTTTTCAGGAAAATGAAAACCCAGCTCGCTCCGGCTTTGAACTTCGATAATGCCGGTGGAACCGTCCGGAAACTGCACATGGACGGCATCTCCTTTTGAGAGGTACATTCTTAACATAATGATCCTTAATTCGGCCCCGCGGGACCGATGGCATTAACGAACTTGGAGGCTACGTGAACCGATTTCGATGTGTGCGCCAGGTACCTCAACGCCACTCTCAAGAGCTTCTTTGATGGCTTTTTTGTCCGGCGCGGAAATCATCTGCACATCAACTAACTCGTCTGGCAGGAGCTCCACGTTGTCTATGACTACGCTGGCCACGCCTTTACGTGCGGTGAATGTGTTAACAGGCGTTTTCAGCTTATCCAGCCCGGCAGCCAGCAGGCAACTGAGCACGTACTGCCGGAGGTGCTTAGCTTGATTTTCAAAGCTTCTTTTGCGGTCTGCCAATCGCTTGGCTTCCTCATCACAGGTTTTTGAGAGCCCTTCAAGGTTGCGGATAAACTTAAACGTATTGTCCAGCTTCTCCTCGAGCATGCCCTCAATGCTCTCGAGAGTGTCCGCAATCATCTCAGGAGTCAGCTCCTCTGAGGTTTCCAACAGTTGCTGTAATTTGTTGTAGTCTGCGGCTAATGCGATAGCTGTTGTGCTCATGCTGTTTCCCCTTGAAGTTGGTTAATGCGGGCAGTTTTGATTTCTGACAGGCGGCGGAGTCGTCCGGCGAGATACTTAGCTCGTTCTGGATCGCCTTTGGCTTCTGCATCTTTGCGGTGAATATCAATCTCACGGGCCACTGTCTTGAATATTTTCTCGGCCTCATTAGTAGTGACAGCCTTTTCAATGCTGGTGGCATTCTTACTTAGCTTTTCATCAAATTCAGTGCGTGCGGTGGCAATGTCCTCAGCTTTATCGCTGGCGTTCTTAAGGGCAAATTCCTGCTTAACCTCGTTGCGATAAGCTTGATCATCGTAAAGACCCAAGAACACATCTGCAGAAAAGCCAAGTAGCGATAGAGCCTTTTTGACTGCGTCGGTTAGAGACTTTTTAGGAGCTTCGCCATCGGTAGTTAATCCGTATTTGGTGTTGTAGAGATACTCTGTACAACCATAGGATTGGATGTGGCATTTTTCCCCATCCAGCCGATACCAAAAATCAATCAGTACCGTATGATTCAGCTCGCATACCGCATTTCCGTCGGCATCACGTACTATTCTGCTACCAGCAGGTTTACCAGAATCATCGGTGATCTTTTCGGTGATAGGCGCTCCTTTATCAAAGCGCTCCTCATCGATGTTGTAACCCCAGCCTTTTCCTATAGGGCCGAAAATTTCTGTAGCGCGCATCATCATGTAGGTACCGTTGATCGAAGTGCCGCCGCCGTTATTGCTAAAGGCCTTGGTAAATTTCTCATCGGTCTTTTGCACGCTCCGCCAGATGCTTAGATTTTTCTGGGCATCTACCGGGAGTTTTTCGATTTCTTTATCGAGGTTTTCAATAGCGGCCGGGGCTGCTTCTTGAACCTGCACTAACTGTTTCTCGACTTCTTTTGCGGTGCTAGCTTGCTCGATGACAACTGCAGCAGCGGCAACCTCAGGCTTACCTTCTTGTTGTTGCTTTTCAATCAGCGGCTTATTTTCACTAGCCTTTTCGCCCGTCAAACCCTCTATGCTGAAAGCGCCATTACCCAGATTTTGAACTGTGACTTCTGCCTCAGGTGGCTTGGCACCTAGGTTTGATAGGTACGTAGCAATGACATGCGAACGTTCGAGGTTATTAACGGTATTCAGAGGCTTTCTTTTGCATAACTCTTGGACCAGACCGACAATTACTTCACGGCTGTGACATGTCACACCATCAACGGCGCGTATTGATCCAGAGAATGCGCGGAAAGATTTATCCTCGTTCTCTCTGAGCATTTCCCGTGCCTGATTGACTAGCGCAGGTGAAGGGGAGGCGATGTCCACTCCGCAAAGCGCCATAGCTATGTCCATATCAATTTCTTGCAGTGTCCGTGCGGGAGTACTTGCCGGTGCGGGGCGTTCAGTTGGTTTATTCACCCAGTGTTGAGCGAATGCCAATACCTTAGATACGGACAACACCGGGTTATATTTTGCATAGATAGCCTGAATCAGTTCGCGCATCGATGCCGGATACATTTGCTCGAGTGCTTTGATTTGTGAGAGAGCTTCAACGATGGTGCGGAACTGGATATCCGATTCATCATCAGCCAGTGCATCGCAGATCATTGAGTAATCAGATCCCTCAATTTCGTCTTGCTCGAAGAAGATGACTGCGGCGATCTTCTCCTTGAGGGATAGCTTTGCCACATCGAAGGGGCCAACATCTTGGCTTTCTTCATCAGCCTGCGCAATGACAACAGAGCGCCATATGCCATCGACATATTCGTTATCGATAGCAAAACGCTCGTCAAATTTGTCGAGTGCCGGCCGATTTGAGCCGTGGGCATCTTCTGTGACTTTTGGTTCGTTAAAGTTATCAGTAGCTGCAGGATATGCGTCATCTAACATCATGATCGCTTTGCCTTTGGCTCCTTTTAGTGAGTTGGCCTCTATAGCTATGGCCAGTGGTATGGCACCGGCCTTAACTGCCTTTTTGTTGGGTTCGAAAACACAGACATAAACTGTCATTTTGGTCTTGCCTCTTGGTCATGAAAAAATGGTCAGAACGGAAGATCGTTTGAATCGTCGTAAGCTGGCGCTGCTGGGATGTAGTCAATGCATAGCAATGATTGGACCTGGTCTTCCAGCAAGGCTTGTTTATGATTTGCGACTGCCAATATCTTTGCTTGAGATGAGCGCAGTTTTGCCACCTCAAGAGAAAGAATGTCATCGGGCTGTGGGACGTTAATGGTGACTTCAACGATACCTAATAGCACTGAATCTTCGGTATATTCAGAGCTATCAAACTCGCTGATTGATAGGTCGTATTCTTTGGTGTAAGAATTACGTTTTGCGGTGATAAACACTGGTTTTGTCAGCGTCTTAGGTAGTGCTCTCATAGCAACTCCTGATATACTATTTTCAAGGTCGATGGCGTAAGCCGTTGGTCTTGCCTCTGTTTACGGGTTGGTCCCCGTAAGCAATTCCCGGTTAACTTTGGTCGGTGACCCGGGGTAATCAAACCCACTTCGGTGGGTTTTTTTACGTCTGCATTTTGGTGCGGCTCTTTACCCGCCGTCAGAACGTGATAACTAAACTCATCAAACAGCTGCGCCGTTAATTACTCTCCGCAAATCATCCTAGTGTTCATATGCCCCAGGCGGCTACTTCGTGGGCTATCCGTGCCTACTTTGCGGTGTTTCGTTTTGATGGGACTAATGATGCTACTTTTGGTAGTGGTAGTCAACTACAAAAAGTAGAAAGTAATGACGTGAGATATTCCACTTGAAGTTAAGTGTTGATTCACAAAGAATTTAAAAGCCGACGGTGTCGGCTAGAGGTATTAGTAAAAGTCGTTAAATTGAAGGGGTAAGTGCTTGATTAGTCTTCCAAATATGAAAAGTTCATGCATTTCATTTGGCTCAATATAGAAAGGGGGGTAAGTCGGATTATCGGATAACACGGCTAGCTTTCTACCTTTAATTCGTTGTAATCGCTTAATGAAAGTTGAATCTTCGAAGTTAAAAACATATACGCCGTCACCAATGAAATGGTCAATTTTTGAATCAATAAAGAGCAAGTCTTTAGGTTTTAATGTTGGGGCCATACTATCACCATCAACATTTATCAGTTTTATACCTTCAAGCGTTTTTCTGCCAAAGAGTTCATATATTCGCTCCTTGGGGATCTCCATAGACCTGATTATTTCTGGAAAATCTGTGTTTTTGTAACCTGTTCCAGCAGAAGCGAAAACGTCTAACTGCTCTAATCTTTCTGTGTCTTTTTCAACTAAAACAATAGTGTCACCACCAACGCCATAATCTAAATACGCTGGCGACACACCGAAGTGATTGGCGATTTTAATCATCTTTTCGTCTCTGGGCTTCGCTGTGCCCATGGTATAACGCCGCGCCATCTCATATGAGACACCACATACATTTTTTAACGCTGACACCGACACATCTTGCTCAATCATTAGGCGATTAAGTCGGCTCGCGAAATCTTTATATTTTTCTTCATCTTCTACCATACGTAGAAGGTTACTTAGTTCTAGGAGTTTCGTCATTTCTATTTTTTGTAGTTGATTTTATCTACTTAAAGTAGCATTATGATTTCAATTAACACTCGGAGATCGTTATGTCTACTAAATCAAAAAATATTACACATGAGGCCGTGCGGGCGATTGGCTCAATTTCAGCCGTCTCTCGTCGCTTTGACTTCAAGTCTGTCCAATCGGTAGCAAACTGGATTAATCATGATCAAGTTCCTGCGGAAAGAGTTATTCAACTTTGTGCTTGGGGTAATTGGAAGGTTACGCCCCATGAATTACGGCCAGATATTTACCCAAATCCGGGAGATGGCGTCCCCGAAGTTTCATTAGCTTAATCATCAGCTATCTAAAAATCTGATTATCAATAATCAACTTGCGACAGGAGACGCATATGGACATCAACTTACTAAAAACCGAGTTGGAATCGTGGGCGGCAGAAGTAGGGCAAGAGCACGTAGCAATTGAGGTTAGCCGCTATTTTTTACTTCTTGGCGGTGGCCCACGCGTTCGGCTTCATCAAATTGAGCACAGCGGTGTCGCCGATTGGCGGGCAATAAATAACAACCGGCAGCAGATATTTAGATGGCTTCGCGGAGATTCACGCGCTTCAGCTCAAAAGCTTCAAGAGCTGGCCCCTGCGATTCAGGCCGCACTGCCGGCAGAACGACGAGCAAAACTAGATGGCGATGTATCGATGCTTTACCTGGTCTCGATCGCCATTCGCGAGTTTGCCGCTGCGATCATCGCCATCCTTCTAGATGACCGTGACATGTCACAGCGATTAGCAATAGCAAACTCGGCAATGGCAGCTATGGCACCAGTATTACAACTGCGGACGACCACCGCGTAAACAGAGGCAAGACCAATGCACAATTCGATGAACCAGATCACTTACCGGAATGGTTTCCAGCTTAATGGCCAACCGGCTACGGTTGAGGAAATTACACCGATTTTTGAAAAACGCCGTGCTGCCGCGCTTACTGTTTGGGAAGAATACGAGCAAAACAAAGCGCAGCTGCGCCAGATGCTGGATCTCTCACCAGAAGAGTATCAGCGGGCATGTCGCCAGATAGCTGACGCATTAGGGATTTGAATCTATGAGTATGACCCTAATGGCCAAGGCTATGAGCGTCAAAGTGGGTAGCCCTTTGCGTAAACTGGTACTGATTAAGCTGGCTGATAACGCCAACGATAAAGGCGAGTGCTGGCCTTCGTATGGCCACGTAGCTGAACAGTGTGAATGCAGTAAAAGCTCGGTAAAGGAACATATCGCGGCATTGATTAAGATGGGCTTTATTTCGAAAGAGAATCGTCTTGGTGTGAATAATGGAAAGGGGAATACCTCAAACGTTTACTACCTGACCCTTGAAAACCCTGTGCCGCGAGAAAGCATAGCCCCTGTGCCGTCAAAAAGCACAGGTGGGGTTTCTGCTGACTCCCCTGTGCCGTCAGAAAGCACACCCCCTGTGCCGCCTGCTGGCACCAGAATCAGTCACTCTTTTGAACCAGTCAATGAACCTATTGATACTCCGTCTGCTGACGCAGACGAACAGGAAGCGCCAAAAGTTAACGCAATAGATTTCACCAACGTTCTGTCGGCATATCACGAAATCGTGCCTGAAATGCCAGCGGTAAAACTTCTGACCGACTCTCGCAAAAAGACTTTCAGGAACTTCTGGAAGAAATTCAATTTCAATCAGGCTCGTTGGGAGGCGTATTTAACATACATCGCCGGTAACTGCCGCTGGATGCTGGAAGATAGGCCAAATGGCAACGGTGGATTCTGGAAGTGCAAAAACTTCGACTACCTGATGACTGAGCGCTGCTATGTGGCCGTGAAAGAGGAGCGTGCCAATGACCGATAACGTTATCGCATTACTGCCGCATAACATCGAGGCTGAACAGGCCGTGCTCGGTGGTCTGATGCTGAATACTGATGAGGACCGCTGCCAGACAGTCCTATCTATCCTGAAGCCTGACACGTTCCATTTGAGAGGTCATAGAGCCATTTATCTGGCATTGCGTGGATTGATCAAGACCCATCAGCCGACTGACCTCATTACCGTTAGCCACGCTCTTGAGTCGAAAGGGGAGTTGGATCTGATCGGCGGCTTCGGATATCTGGCCCAGCTTTGCCAGGTGCCAAGTGTGGCCAGCATGGTGAATTACGCGAGGATAGTCCGTGACAAAGCCGTGCAGCGCTACACGCTTGAAAAACTCTATTCCTGTATCGAGCTGGTTAACGCAAATAATGGGCAAGACATCGAGTCAAAACTATCCAGCGTCCAGCAGATGATTACCGCAGTCACCGATCATGCTCGTACTGGCCGAAAAGGGGGATTGCGTCCCGCCAGTGATGTAATCGGCGATTGGGTTGATGATATTGATCGCCGGTTTAGCGATCCGGATGGTGCGGCGGGGTTCACCCTGGGAATTGAAGATTTGGATCGTCTCATGGCACCTAAACAGACGCTTCGCGGCGCGCTGGTTGTAGTCGGTGCGCGGCCCAAAATGGGTAAGACATCCACCTACAACAAAATCGCCACACACTTTGCCCTTAATCATCGAGTGCCGACACTCGTTTTCAGTCTGGAAATGACAGACCGAGCGATCATTGAGCGCATGGTGGCACAGGAAGCCAAGGTGAATTCTGAAATCTTCTATGTTGGTGCGAAAAACGATAGCGATATGGCTCGAGCCATGGCGAAAGCGGGGGAGCTGGCAGAATCTAATCTAATGATCGATAGCACGCCCGGTGTAACGCTGGCTCACATTGAGGCGGAATGTCGCAAGGTAAAGCGGCAGCGCGGAGATATCGGTCTGGTGGCTGTAGATTACCTCACGTTAATGAAGCCCGAAGCAGCTGAGCGCCGAGACATTGCTTACGGTGATATCACTACCGGCCTAAAGAACCTGGCTAAGGAGCTGAATTGCGTGGTGCTGCTGCTGACCCAGCTTAACCGAAAATTGGAAGAGCGCGCAGATAAACGCCCACACCCTTCAGACAGTAAGGACTCTGGCCAGATTGAGCAGGATTGCGACGTATGGATCGGCCTCTATCGTGATGCCATCTATAACAAAAACTCAGACCCCACCTTAATGGAAATGATATTGCGTCTGAACCGCGAGGGAGCCAGTGGGACGGCGTACTCAAAAATGGTTGATGGCTCAATCAGAGATATAACCCATGAGGAGGGTGAAAGGCTGGCCCAGACAGGGCAAGAGCGTACAAACCGTTATAGCAAAAAATCCTTAAGCGAAGAATTCTAAACCACGCCTGACCAGCGTTTAAACCAAAGAGGCAAGACCAATGCACTCAGTTAACGATCTGATCGTAGACACTCGCTCAATTTTTGATGACGGCCGCGATTACACCGCGTGCGTACTGGACAATATCAACGCAGCGGCGCGTGCCAGAACCCGGACAAGTTATGTCCCACCTATTAAAGCAGCCCAAGTATCTAAGCCTGTAACTGAATCTGGCCCAATAGTGAAGATTGGGGAGCGTGCCAGCTATGGCCGTAATGTTTGCCGTGGCATTTACGAATTAGAGCTGCGTGGCCGCTCGGCTGACTACATCGCGATAGCTTTACGCATGCCACTTGGCCGTGTTGAGCACATTCTCAAACACGACACGGGAACTCGCAGAAAAATCTATCAAGAAGTGAATAGCGTACCGGCTCCGGCAGAGCGCGAAATAATGAAGCGCATGGCCGCAGAGACCAGGGCGTAGCTATGGGCCAGTCAGATTATCTACCACCTGGATTACCCCATAATCGATGTGAATGGCCGCAGGATCTTAGAGATTTGGAAAACCTCGATATGCGAGCCAGCGGTTTAATCAAAAACATAGTTTTGAAAAAGATCACCCGAGGCAGTGTTGAGCAGCAGATTAAGCAGGTTGACGAGCGGTACCGGGATCATTTCAAAGCACGCCTGAATTACTGGCGCGAATACCACGTAAACAGAGGCAAGACCAAATGAAAGACCAAACAGTAGAAAGCCTGATGCAAAAACTTGATGAAGCAACCACCCTGATTAATAAGCTGCGCCGTTCAGCAAAGCATTACCAGCGTGAGTGCTATACCTGGCGGCAGTGTGCACAGAAAGCAGAGGCCGAACTAGCCAAGCCTAAAGGCGACGCGGTGCCGGTGGCTTACTTGTACCAGTACGCTGGATGTGAAACCTGTGAGGGATTCAGAGACTGGCGCGAGGAGTTGAGTAGAGAGAGACCGCCTGAATGGATGATTAAAACAGGTAAGGTCACTGGATTAGTTGAGCTATTCACCCACGCCCAGCCGGTGCCGGTGGTTGTGTTGCCTCCCGCACCGACTGGTCATGATTGCCCTGAACACATTCAAGACCCTTTTTCTTGGGCGTGCGGCGCAGAATGGATGCTTATGCGTGTGCAGGATTCGCTTAAATCTGCCGATGGCGAGGGGGAGTTATGAGAACTGACGAACTAAAACAGCACATTGAAGAAACTGGGGAATCTGCATTTGAAATTCTATCTGATGCGCTGCCAAAGGTTTCAGCCAAATTTTATCGCCTTGAAAAGAGTATGGCTAAGTTACTTGATGAAGTTAGGGAGCATTTCCCAGAAGCTATATTTTACACGTCCGGTGGAGATGGTTTTGCGCTATCCCTTGGCGATACCCACTCTGGAAGAGGATGGCAACCAAACAATGAGCTTGTCGCAGTATTTGCTACTAAATTACATGTGGCGGGGGGTGACTGGTGATGAGCGATAAAATCAGTGAGCGTAAACCAGATGGCGGCCTTCAAGAGTGGATTGATTTCTACGAGATGGCTGCCGATGGCGACGAAGCCCCTACCGAACTATTGATGCTGCTTATCGAATTGCGTGCTCATCGCCGCCGCGCCGCCGAGGTTAAGCCGGTTGAACTGCCGGAAGCTGACTTAGTTTACTACACGGTAACGGATACGTTCGGGGATGAGGGATGCATGATGATCCCATTATCACTGGCGATAGCAGCCATCAAAGCCGCTGGCGGCACCGTGGCGGGTGAGTGATGGCTAAGTCCGCAGCAGAGCGCAAAGCCGCGCAGCGAGCACGGCAGGCCGCAGGCGGTGGCCGCAAGATGGAGCTGGTTCTCGATGAGCAAGAGGTGATCATGCTGGCGCAGAATTGCGCCCTTCGCCGCCCTCAGCGTGAGCCTTACGACATGGAAGAGTACATCACCATGCTGATACGCAAAGACAATACCGAGTTGCAAGCGCAGCTGGCAGAGCAGTCAAAGCGGAGCTGTGTCCGTTGTGGTGACCAATTGCCTGGTGATGCTGGTGGCTGCCCATTACACGGTGAGGCTGCATGCTGGCAGAGTTGGGGATGGCAAGAGTTGAAATTGAAAAATTGCTAAATAGATTTTGAAAGCTTGCATCAAGGCCCACAATAGGTGGGCCTTGATGTTTAGTGTCCCTGAGTGATCGCCACGGATTTAAAGATTTGAATTCCGATCCAAAGTACAGCAGGGAGGCCCAACAAAATACTTACGACCCATATAATTATAGATGTTTTAGATTCTGCAATTTTAGTTGTAACATCCGACGAACTTTTTTCAATAGCACCTTTAAGTTCAATGCTTTGACTTGCTAAACTTTGGTCAAATAGTGTTTTCTGATTATCAATCCTGACTGATAACTGATCATTCCGAACATCAATTTTATCAGCGATTTTTTCAAATCCTTGATCGATTTTATCGCTTAATCGCTCAAATTTTGAGTCATAGGAAGAAATCTTAGATTCAATTCCTGACAGTGACCCACGGATACCAGTCAATGTTGAATCAATTGAGTCGACTTTCCTTTCGAGACTTTCGAGACGTTTTTCCATGTTGGAACCTCCATTATCTCCTCCACCAAGACTGTTGGTTTGTGTGGGAGGAGACTTCAATACTGGACTTACACCAGTTTGAAAGTCAGCAATAAAACTGCTTAAGCTTTCTTGCACACCAGAATGACTTTCTTGAAGTTTCGTCATCGATGTCATCAACCAACTAATTTGACTGCTTTGGGTGCTTCCGCCGCCAGGCACTGGAGCGTTAGGCGTGGGTACACCGTTGTCTGGGGTATTATCAGAAGGCATAGGCGCCATTTTTACAGCCCCTTACTCGTCAGCCACTCCCAAACACCCCTGTTGTGGAACCCAAAATACGAAGCAAACAATACAACAATTACAGTTCCACCTTCACCATTACTAAAAGCTGCTTTTTCACAAAGCTCCTTAGGAGTATTGATCATAGCTGAGCTCACAAACCATTGCTTGTCGTCAACCTTGTAAATATCACTCGGAGGAAAAGTGTTGTTTAATTTTTTTTCAACTTCGACAGGGGTGCTTGTTGCTACCACTGAAAAGACGGGCATTACTACCTCCAACCGTGCATGTAAAACTATAAGTTCTACAGTATAAATTCTTGTATTATTCAAGACAATGAACCGTCTGAAAGGTTCACGCAAGATATTTTAAATGTTATTCTAACATAGACGACATGAACAATCGTTAAACTCATCAACAGCTGTGCCATCAACCGGAGAGGAAGATGGCTCAGTATTCTTTTATCAAATCACAAGGCGGCGTGCTGCTTCCGGCAACACCGGATACAGTCGATTTCGTCAGCAATAAGCTTAAATTAGGCGCGTTACTCACAGCCGATTTTAAGCGTGTCCGCAATCCAGCATTCCACCGCAAGTTTTTTTCCCTGCTCAATTTAGGCTTCGAGTATTGGGAACCGGTCGGCGGTACGATATCCCCATCAGAAAAAAGGCTGCTTCGCGGATACGTTAGGCATCTGGCCTCGTACGCTGGAAGCGAAGATGCGCTAAGCGCAGTTGCGGATGAGTACTTTGCAACGGTCAGCTCCCGCCGCGCCGCAAACATTTCAACAACCAAATCATTTGAGGCTTTTCGCCGTTGGGTAACCATCGAAGCGGGGCATTTTGACGTCTTCCAATTGCCGGACGGCTCTCTGCTTAAAGAACCGCGTTCGATCTCCTTTGCCAAAATGGACGAGCTCGAGTTTAACGACCTTTTCAAAGCTACCCTCGACGTTCTTTGGACCTTCATTCTTTCAAAGTCTTTCACTGACCAGCAAGCTGTTGAAAACGCCGCATCCCAACTTATGGGGTATGCCGCATGAGCAAACTGCGAAAAGAGGCAAAAGGGCGCGAATGCCAAATACGGATCTCCGGCATATGCAATGGCAATCCTGAAACTGTGGTGCTGGCGCACTATCGCCTTTCGGGAACGTGCGGTACCGGAATTAAGCCGGATGACGAGCAGGGCGCGCATAGTTGTAGCGCATGCCACGACGAATGCGACCGCAGAACAAAGTTCATTGATGCCGACACAGCTCGGCTTTATCACGCTGAAGGGGTCATGAGAACCCAATACATTCTAAAAAGAGAGGGAAAGCTATGATTTATCCTGAGAACGTTGGCCCTGCAGGGGATGAATTGCATTTGAAAACCCTCGAGAGCATTTGGCTGGTGGGTAAATTGAAGATGTGGGGCCGCTGGTCGCGGATCAGCAGCAATAGTTCTGTAAATGGGGTATTCGCTCGGCTGCTGGCCAAAGATAAAATCAGTAAGACCGCACTGAACTCAGCTATTAAAAAGCTGAATCAGGCCGGGATATCAAAAGAGGAGCTATTCCAGTATTTCGGAAACCTCGATCAGCAAAAGACGCATAGCAGCCTGACGCACTGTACCGATACCGAGGGGCTGCTGATTGATGGAGTCATCGGTGTGGCCTTATTCGATACGCCTGGGCTGATTACTATCGTGAAAGATCGTTATGTTAAGGGGTTGAGCAAAAAGGAGATGGCTGAGGACTTACAGGCGGCATTCCCTAAACTTTCATTACGCACCTGCCAGCGCCGGATCGACACCTGGTTAGTTGCAAGTGAGATCATTCTCTTTACGGCGATGTTCGAGGCTTTTGAAAAAGGAATTGAGCAAGACGATAAAAAAGCATTGACTATTTGACATTAAAATATAGGATTTGTGTATAAGCTCGCGCAAATGCAACGCAAGCGAAGGACTCGAAAGGAACCCGCCACTGTGCGGGTTTTTTTATACCCAAAATACACCCTCAAATTTGTAAAGCTGCCACTTTGGCGGCTTTTTTCGTCTTAGCGCCTTGCCACCCACTCCCCTGCAGGTTTGTTCTCCGGTTGGGCGCTATTCCCCCTGACTACAGAACACAGCCAACATTAGTTGGAGGTGGAGACTATGAAAATGAACCAACAAGGTGACAGCTGGTGGACGCATTTCTGGGCCACATTGACGGCATTGGCCAGCGCTGCGGGCCTGACAACGGAACAGTGGATTTATGTTTTGTGCGCCATTTTCGGTGCAGTGCTTTCGTTTAATTCTTACCGTAACAATAAGCGCGCATTGAAAGCGCGTCAGATCCAGGATGAGAAACGCACTAATGCCCTGCAGGCTTATTTGGCTGGCAGGAAAAATAACAGCGCCGTCGATCCTGCAACGGTCGCAGGCGAAGTGAAAAACGTTATTGGCGAACTGGAAGAGGCAGATCACTAATGGCCATGTCACCGGAATTACGGAGCAAGATAGTTAAGTTAGGCGGAGCAACCGCATTAACAATAGCGATTGCGCTGCTCGGTGGACCGGACGGAGTAGAAGGCCAAAGGAGCACGCCATATAGGGACGTCGGCGGAGTCTGGACCGTATGCAGCGGAATAACAGGTCCTGACGTGATTCCCGGTCACCATTATTCTGACAAAGAATGTGATGCATTATTAAACAAACACTTGGCCCCTGTGAAAGTGGCCGTAGACGCAGCGGTCAAGATCCCGATCGACAATTACACGCGTGCTGCACTTTACTCGTTTGCTTATAACGTCGGTGTGACTGCATTCCGGCGTTCGTCTCTGCTGCGTCACGTTAACGCCGGTGACACGCTGGCCGCCTGTGATGATCTGCGCAAATGGGTTTACGTGAACAAGCAGCGTAACCGGGGGTTGGTGAATCGGCGCGAAATTGACAGGCAGGTATGCCTGCTGGGGCAAACATGATTAACAAAATCGCCGTTACCCTGACTGCCTTAATAATCGTGATATTTGGTGTGCTGCTTTTTTTCGCGTTTCACTATCACGGCAAAGCGGTTGCCGCCGCGGGCCAGATATCTCAACTGCAAAGCGATAACAGCTTGCAGAGCCAAACCGTGTCCACCCAAGCATTCAACTTTCAGCTATCAAACAAAATCGCCGCTGCAGCACAGCAATACGCGGTAAAGGTGACGGGAGACAGCCAGGAGAGAGAAATTGAATATCGCACAATCCTTAAAACGGAGCAGACCTGCTCTCTGGCTATTCCTGCTGATATCGCTAACGGGCTGTACGACTACGCGAACCGTCTACGTGCCAGCGCAATGTACACCGATACCAGCGGACCTGTTAAAGCCGTTGTTAGTGCCACTACCTCCCGCCGAATAACGTATTGCCAGGCTGTCCTTTGGATAGACCCGTTACTGACCCTTATTGACCAAGGCAACAATCAGTTGGCGAGCATTCGACAGTTTGAAAAAGAGAGGAAGTGATGTTCTCTAAAATTCTTGCATTTCTAACATCGATTTATTTGAAACCAGCCGCACCGGCTACCACAACTCAGGAACCTACCATGTCCAACGTTCTCGTATTGACCCTTATCGCTAATGGCGCCATCGCTGACGGCTCTGCTGTGAATACCATTCAAGCCAAAGTAACCGACGCTACCGGCGTGGCCGTTGCTGCTCAAATCGTCAGTCTGACCGCAGGTGCAGGCGTAGGTGTTAACATTCCAGCATCACTGGTTACTGACGCTAACGGCGTGGCTTCGGTAAATATCACCAGCGCAACTGCCGGCACTTATAACGTTACCGCGACACTGGCAGATGGTACGTCTCAAAACGTATCAGTGCTGTTCAACGCAGTAACATTAATCGGCACTGCTACAAGCGCAGCAACCCTGACGGCAGCAACCGCTACCGCTGCAGCACTGTCTCCGCTAGCTGAGCTCAAAGCGAAAACCGAGGCGTTCTTTGAGTTCGTTGAGCACGGCATTGAGGTATTGGGTGAGGAGGCAGAGGCCGAGCTAGTTTCTTTGAAAGAGAAGTATTGGTAAGATATCAATGATAAGTGATGAGTAATTTCGTCGTGAAAATTTGCTAATCAAAACCCTATCAGAAGACAAAAGAGAACGATATTCTAAGTGATATTTAACCTTCTAAGGAAAGCTTAATGTCATCTTGGGAATGTCCGTATTGTAGTAGATTAGCAACTGTAACAGCAGTAACCGGAAAGAAAAACGGTTTTGGATTCAGTGCTGATACAAAGTATGGCCCTCTTTACTTTTCCAGCCATGTGCACCTTTGCCCCAACCCAGAATGTCAAGAGTATACTTTTAAGACTGTTGTGCATGAGGGGGAAGTACACAATGGACTTGTCTATCAAGGGGAGAAAGTACTCCACACTTGGGTAAATAAGCCCCAAGGAATAGTAAAAAATTTTCCAGAATATATACCAAAAGTTATTTTGGATGATTACGAAGAAGCAGCACTAATCAAGGATTTATCACCAAAGGCGTCTGCAACGTTAGCCAGACGCTGTTTGCAAGGGATGCTTCGAGACTTTTGGAAAGTTAAACCAGCAAGGCTTGTAGATGAAGTTCTGGAAGTAAAAGAAAAAATATCACCAGATACCTGGCAAGCAATTGATGCAGTCAGGAATATTGGCAATATCGGTGCTCATATGGAAAATGACATCAATAAAATTATTGATGTCGATCCTGAAGAAGCTGAGCTGCTTATCCAATTAATCGAGACCCTAATCAAAGACTGGTATATAGATAGACACGAACGGCAAAAAAGAAACCAAAGCATCATTGATTCAGCTGCTAAAAAGAAAGCTGAAAAAAAAGCATCATAAACTACCGCCTACGGGCGGTTTTTTATTGCATCACCGAGTAGCTTTCCGAGGCTACTGCGTAATGCGCAAGCAAAGTTACCGGGGGCACCTACCTGCTCACCCTGAGTTTGGCTGCTGGTAGCTTTTTTAATAAGGGCAGAAACAATGTCAAAGCCAGAGGAAAGCGGCCTCGAGCGCGATTACTGTGCCGGGCAGCTCACCCTGAGAGACATGGCTGAGATATACGGCATCAGTGAAGGGGCGATAAGAAAGCGCGCCAAAAAAAACGGATGGGTACGCAAGGAAAAATCTGGTACGCAAAAAAGTACGCAGGAACGCAAAAGCGGTACGCAAAAAAAAGAGGTGCGTACCAGCACCAAGACAAACAAGAAAGAGCCATCATCGGATACTGACCCGCCCCAAATCGAGGAATACAACGAAAGCGACGAAGTAGGGTTAGAACCGCGCAGATACGGGCTCAACGAAATCCAGCGGCGATTTGTTAATGAGTACCTCATCGACTTGAATCGGACAGCGGCCTACAAAAGAGCAGGAGGGAAGGGCGAGGGTAATACTGCCTACGTCAGCGCAAGCCGAATGTACAGAAATGCTAAGGTGAGCCGAGCGATAAGTGATGCGCTGGAAGCCAGGGAGCGCCGGACTCAAATAACCCAGGATGCAGTCCTGAAAATGTGGTGGGACATCGCCACTGCTGACGCCAATCAGATCACTGAGTACCGCCGGTTGTGTTGTCGTCACTGCTGGGGCTTCGGCTTTCAGTACCAATGGCGGGATGCTGTAGAGCACGAAGAAGCTGGCGAGAAAGCAAAGGCCGCGAAGAAACCGCCTCCACGCGATAACGGTGGCTATGGCTTCGATGCCACGCTTGACCCTAACCCTGATTGTCCGCGATGTAACGGTGCTGGCGAGGGGCGTGCTCATTTCCACGATACGCGCGATCTGAATGGAGCTGCGCGACGCTTGTTCGCTGGTATCAAAGAAGGCAAGTTCGGTATTGAGGTCATCACCCGCAATCAGGATGATGCCTTGAAGATGGTCGCCCAACATCTTGGTATGCTGAAAAACAAAACCGAGATCAGCGGACCCGATGGCAGCCCGGTAAAAACGGAAGCTGTTACCATGACCCCAGAGGAAGCGGCAGAGGCTTATCGCCGTTTAATGGGATAACTGCCGGAAATACCCGTTTCGCCCTAAAAAAACGCTATACAAAATCACGCTACTTTTATGCATGATTTATGCAGGCAATTTTTACCGTTCGCTCCCTGAAAACTATTGAAAAAAAGGCACTCAGTCGTTTTGCTCGGTGAGTGCCTTCGGCGCGGTGCGGGTAACATCCATTATGTTAAAAAGTAGCTACATCCGCTCATTTACGACAATCAAGAAGACCTGTGGGCTTTTAAGGTATCTGATAGAAATTCGCTGTTCATTACGGTGTTATCAAAAAACCAAACGACATGGATTACGTTGCCTCGGATGTTTACTACGGTCATTTTCGGGCCGCCTGAATTTAAAACAACAACATCCCCGACATTAAATTGCACGGTCATATAAACCTCATTTTTTTAAAGAGATTTAAATATGTATCTGATTAATCAATAACGCAAGAAATGAGATAAAAATGCCAATCCCGTTCCCGTTTGACTTCAAAAATCCGGACTACGGGCAGGTATTCGAATGGCGCATGGAGCGGCTGGAGCGCCTGAGAAAGCAGCCCGAGATGCTCCCAGCGATGAGGGCGTTTTATAAAACCAACCCCGCCCAGTTCATCATTGACTGGGGCATGACCACCGACCCCCGCAACATCGACTACGGCCTACCGGTTACGATCCCATTTCTGCTTTTTCCAAAACAAGAGGAGTGGATCCACTGGATTATGGACCGCCGTGAGAACATGGAGAACGGCATCACCGAGAAGAGCCGCGAAATGGGCCTGAGCTGGACGGCAATCGGGATGGCGTGCTCTCTGTGTTTGTTCAACAAAGAAATGGTGATCGGCTTCGGCTCCCGCAAAGAGGAGTACGTGGACAGCACCGGCGACCCTAAGGCGCTTTTCTGGAAGGCTCGGAAATTTGTTGAGACATTGCCGGTGGAGTTTCGCGGCTCCTGGAATGACAAAAAGCACGCACCCTACATGCGCGTTGAATTCCCTGAGACTGGCGCTGTTATCAAAGGCGAGGCGGGGGACAACATCGGGCGCGGCGACCGTACAACGCTTTATCTCGTCGATGAGGCGGCATTTCTCCAGCGGCCACTACTTATCGATGCTGCACTATCGCAAACAACACGCTGCCGTATCGACCTCTCCTCGGTCAACGGCATGGCTAACCCATTCGCACAGAAGCGCCACGGCGGCAAAATACCGGTGTTTACGTTCCATTGGCGCAGTGATCCGCGCAAAGACGATGCCTGGTACCAAAAAGAGTGCGCCAAAATCGACAACCCGGTTGTGGTGGCTCAAGAGCTCGACCTCAACTATGCGGCCTCAGCCGAGGGCGTGCTCATTCCTAACGAATGGATTAGGGCCGCCATCGATGCACATATCAAACTCGGCATACAGCCGACCGGTAAACGCCAAGGAGCGATGGACGTCGCCGACGAGGGCCGCGATAAAAATGCCTTCTCAACTCGTCACGGCTTCTTGCTTCACGACGTCGTGGAATGGTCCGGCGTTGGCAGCGATATTTATGCCTCATCTGAGAAAGCCTTTGGGCTGTGTGACCTACACGGTCTCGACGAGTTCCGCTTTGATGAGGATGGGCTCGGCGCAGGTGTACGCGGCGATGCTCGAGCAATTAACGAAATCCGCAAAGCGGAGCGCGTGCGCTACATACTGGCCACTCCATTCCGGGGCAGCGCTGCAGTATTCGATCCAGATGATGAAGCGGTGCCAGGTGACAATGGGCAGGCCGCCCGAATCAACAAGGACTTCTTCGCCAATGCCAAGGCGCAAAGCTGGTGGCATCTGCGCAAGTTGTTTAGAAACGTATATCGCGCCGTGGTGGAGGGTATGGAGTACAACCCTGACGAAATCATTTCTATCAGTGGCGATATCAAAAACCTCGACAAGCTGATTATCGAGCTATCACAGCCGACCTATTCAATAAACGGGGTGGGGAAAATCATCGTGGATAAACAGCCGGAAGGAACCAAATCACCGAACCTATCTGACTCAGTGATGATCAACTACGCGCCAATGGATACCTCAATGGATGTCTGGAACAAATTAGGAGGCCAGTAATGGCACGCTCTAAACCGGTCGCCACTGCTGACTCTTACGATAACTTCGTTGCTAAAGTCGGAATGCAGCAGCAAAACCAGCATGCCGCGTCTACCTATCGCGCCAACTACACCAGTCGAAACCGTCTGCTTATTGAGTGGGCCTATCGTTCGTCGTGGATCATTGGCGCGGCGATAGATTCTATTGCAGATGACATGACCAAAAAAGGCGTTCGCATTACTTCGGAAATCGACCCTAAGCGCCGTGGCGTGCTCGAGGCTGAATTCGAGGTTCTGAATATCTGGGACTGCCTGAGCGACACAATTAAGTGGGCGCGGTTGTATGGTGGCGCAATGGCCCTGGTCCTCATCGAAGGGCAGGCACCACTTACCCCACTCGAAATGAACAAGGTAGGCAAGGACAGCTTCAAGGGTTTAATCGTTCTCGACCGCTGGATGGTGAACCCGAACTTTGGCCGACTGATTAAAACCCTGGGGCCAGACCTTGGCAAACCAGAGTTTTACGACATCGTTACTTCTGCGCAGGGATTGCCTGCATGGACAGTCCATCACAGCCGCCTTATTCGCTTTGATGGTGTAACCCTGCCTTACCAGCAGTCGCGCACGGAGAACGGATGGGGAATGTCTGTGGTTGAGCGCATTTTTGACCGCCTGACCTCTTACGACAGTACCAGCGTCGGTGCTGCGCAACTTGCTTATAAAGCGCATTTGCGGACGATGAAAATCAAAAAGCTACGTGAAATTATCGCGATGGGCGGCAAGCCTTTTGATGCGCTGGTAAAAAATATGGACATGGTCCGCCAGTTTCAGACTAACGAAGGTTTAACACTGATAGACGGAGAGGATGAGTTTGAAACGCACACTTATGCTTTCGGTGGCCTGGCTGACTTAATCGCAGAGTTCAAAGAAGAAATCTCCGGCGCGACGGGGATCCCTCTGGTACGCCTGTTTGGGCAGTCGCCTAAGGGCTTCTCTACCGGTGATTCCGACTTAGCCAACTATTATGACGGGGTGGGCACCAATCAGGAGCGCCGCCTCCGCCAGCCCATCCGCATGCTGTTTGACATCATCCACCGCTCTAACTTCGGTGAGCCGCTCCCGGATGATTTCACGTTCGAATTTAACCCGCTATGGCAGATGAGCGAGGTAGACCGCTCAACAGTTGCCACCAACATGGCAAACGCCATCTCGACACTAAGTGACCGTGGCTTGCTCCCTACCAAAGCGGCAATGACTGATATCAGAGAGCTGGCAGACGTAACCGGCGTAGGTTCGTCAATTACCGATGAGGATATCGATAATGCAGAAGACAGCCCGCCGCCAAGCGCGAAAGACATCGGAGTTAAAGGCCCATCCGAAGGCGGTAGAGAATCAGTATCAGAAAAGCCTACGGGCGATAGCGCGAGAAGTGGGAAAGATAATCCACGACGGCTACGATGGTTCCAACGATTCGGTAACTGAAATCATGGACCGGCTGGACCAGTACAGCGCGATTATTGGTGACTGGGCGGACAATGTAGCCACTAACATGGTGCTGGCCGCCAATAAAATCGATGAAACTGCATGGAAGGCGCGTAGCCAGGCAATCAGCAAAGAATTGCACAACGTCATCAACAACACGCCTGTTGGCCACGTCATGCGGTCTATTGTTGCCGAGCAGGTGAAGTACATCAAAAGCCTGCCTATCGAAGCTGCTGACCGTGTCTATGACATCCAAAATCAGGCAATAGAGCTGGCGGCCAATGGCGGTCGCTCAAGCGAGCTTGCTGCCGAAATCATGCGAAGTGGTGAAGTTGCCGAATCCCGCGCCAAGTTGATTGCCCGTACTGAAGTGGGACGCGCCACACAGGCATTGACGCAGGCGCGAGCGTTATCAGTTGGTTCTGAGGGTTATATCTGGCGAACGTCTGAGGATGGCGATGTGCGGCACTCTCACTACTTAATGGAGGGCAAGTTTGTACGCTGGGACTCGCCGCCTACGTTGGACGGTATGACCGGACATGCGGGATGCCTACCGAACTGCAGATGTTATGGGGAAGTCGTTATCTCAGAAATCTAAACTATATTTAGATTTCAAACGATAATCGAATGTATGGAGCATGGAATGAAAACTTGGTTTATGGCATATGAATACACAAACGAAGAGCGCGTTGCCGTTAAAAGTTTTACTTTTATCACGGAAAATGAAGAACACGATCTTCCTAAACAAGTTGATGACTTTATCAGGAATGAAGCAGGTGCATTGGGTTTTGGGACTAGTGCCATAGCTGTGACTGCATTGAACATTGTTTAAAGCATATCAAACGACATAGGTCGCCATATGGCGGCCTTTTTTTATGCCCGCGATTCAGCAGGTGAACAATGAAATATTTCTTTAATACTCGTCTGGGTAACACGCGTTACCAATTGGCGGACGGCTCCGTATTGTTCAAAGACGTGCCGATTGCCCGCACGGGATCGCAGGTTTACGGCGCTGACGAGCTACCAGACCTCGAAACAGACAAAAACGGCCTGATAACCGTTCATCGTTACCCTGAGGAAGTTTTCAGCGCCGAGACAATAGCCTCGTTCGAAGGGATGGCTGTCACAATTGGTCACCCCAAAGATTTCGGCGGCAATATCATTTTCGTCTCGCCGGGCAACTGGCGACAACTGGCGAACGGCCACATTCAAAACGTTCGGCGCGGGACCGGTGACCAAGCCGATCTCATGCTGGCTGACGTTATCGTTAAAACGCAGGACGCCATTGAAGCCATCGATGCTGGTGACGATGAGGTTAGCTGCGGTTATGACGCCGAATACAAAAAAATCTCGCCGGGCGTGGCATCACAGTACGCCATTACCGGTAATCACCTGGCTCTCGTCCCTAACGGGCGTGCCGGTTCACGTTGTGCATTGGGAGACAGCATGCCTGTTACTAACTCAAAAAACTGGTTCACACGCCTGACCAAGGCGCGTAAAACCAACGACGCCAATGAAATGGCAAATCTTATCGATAACCCGCCAGACGACATCACCGGCGACGACGGTGGCGTAGAAACCACGTCCACGGCGGGTGGTGTGGTAAACATCCATCTTGGCCCACAACAGCCTATCCCCGGTCCAGCATTGGCCGGTACCGGTGATGCAGAGGAAGATATCCCCGCGTGGGGAAAAGCGCTTATTGAAGCCGTCTCCAAGCTCACTGGCGCTGGCAATTCAGAACCGACCGGCGATGAAGACGAAGAAGAGAAAAAAGAAGAGGAGGGGAAAATTACCGGTGATGCCGCGTATCTGGCCGACCTTATTCAGCCAGGTATCCAACTGCCCGAGAAAGCCAAGCTAACGGCATTTAAACGCAGCGTGCTGGCTGGTGGCGATCAGAAAATTGTTCGCTCTATCGTTGGTGATGCCGATATCTCCAAATTGCCTAAGCGCACTGTAGACATGGCTTTCAAAGCGGTCTCCGAGCTTTCCAAAACCCGCAATACCAAAACCACCGACGCCGCTCGCGCAATGGGTGATGCCACTCGCAGCACCATTGCCGGCTTGAATCAGGCCGCTCAGGACTTCTGGGCCAAACGAGGTTAATTCCCCATGGTTGCATATTTAAAACGGATGCCTGCGGGCATTGCCGGGGCGGTTTCACGCCCGCAAGACCTCACCGTTGAGCCAGTGATGCTGGACTCTACGAACCTTTTCTCAGCCTACGGCCTTGGCGGCAAATACTCCGGCGGCAAGTTTGTGCCGATTGTTGCCGCTGATACAGCAGCTGTATTGGCAGGAATTTACGTCCGCCCATACCCAACTATGTCGCAGCCAGATACCGTGCGCCAAATTGGCACCGGTAAGAATTACATGGGCGATTGCATGAAGCGCGGTTACGCCAGCGTGAATATCGGCGGTGATGCTTCGGCGGTTACGCTCGGTGGCGCGGTGTATATGCGAGTGGCGACACCGTCCGCACTGAGTCCGCTCGGCGCGTTCTTGTCTGCGGTAGATGGTGCCAACACCGTCCAGATCACTAACGCTTATTTCACGGGTCCTGGCGACGCCAGCGGCAACATCGAAATCGCATTTAATATTTAAGGACTCTACAACATGATGACTTTTGACCAGGCGACGATCGACAGTACCGGCGCCTTCCTTGTAGGTGAGCTTGAGCGGCTCGACCAGACGCTGAATATGCCGCTTGTCGCTTATACCTGGTCGCGTGACGTTCAACTGCGCGAAGACGTTTCTATTGCCGATGAAATCAGCTCATTCACGCAATCGGGCTTTGCCGCTGCTGGTGCGCCTGCTTCCAACGGCAAGAACTGGTTGAGCAAAACCGCGACCGCAATCCCAGGCATTAACGTGGATATCGGTAAGCAGGGTTTCCCGCTGAGCCTTTGGGGTATGGAGCTGGGCTGGACACTTCCCGAGCTACAAGCCTCGGTTCAAGTGGGCCGCCCGGTTGACTCCCAGAAATATGAAGGGATGCAGCTTAAATGGAACATGGACACCGATGAGCAGGTTTATATCGGGGATACCGGTCTGGGCGTTAATGGCCTGCTGAACCTTTCCCAGGTTACTCCGACGAACGCTACAAAAACCTTTGCGCTATCTTCGGCGGACGAAATGCGCGCCGCGATTAACACGTTGCTGACCGCCGGATGGGTTAACTCAGGCTATTCAATCGTACCAGGTGATCTTCTCGTTCCCCCTGAGCAATATGCGCTGATGGCCAGCACAATCGTTTCCACAGCCGGTAATCAGTCTTTGCTGACTTATCTCGCAACTAACACGATTGCCTACCACCAGAACGGCCGACCTCTGAATATCCGCCCGGTTAAATGGGCTAAAGGGACAGGAGTCGGCGGTACCGACCGCATGATGGCTTACACGAATGATAAAAAATTCGTGCGCTTCCCTATGGTCCCCCTGATGAGCGTTCCGATCCAGTATCGCGGTATTTATCAGTTGGTGACTTATTACGGCAAGTTGGGTGCGGTTGAACCGGTGTATACCGAAACTCTCGCGTACATGGATGGCATCTAAATTCTAGCCCCGAAAGGGGCTTAAAAGAGGCAGCAATGAAAACGATTTACGTGTTGAAAGCGTTCAACTTTAACGATGGTACTGGACCGGTAAAACCTTACAGTGCGGGATTTCATGATGTCGAAGACGAGATTGCCGAGCATTGGTTTGTCAAAGCTCATCTCTCTCCGGACGGTAAGGCACCTACATCTGAAAGCGGTACCCGTATCACGGAGCTTGAGGGGCTGCTGGCGGTACAAGCCGCGTTTGTCGGAGAACTGCAGGCGGCTGCGGAAATCAAGGACACTCGCATTACGGAGCTTGAGGGGCTGCTGGACACATCCAAAGAACAGGTCACCACTCTGACGGCACAAGTTGCGACATTATCAGGCGGTGAAACTAATGGCAGTAAATCAAAGTCTACCGACACCAAGTGATTTCCGAGTCCTCTTCCCTCAATTCGCTGATACAACCAAATACCCTGACCTGCGGATAGCTGCCCGCCTGGCTGTGGCGGATCGGCTGCTTAATGAGAACGTCACCGGTACTGATTTATTCCCGTACTACTCCGGCCTGTTTGTCGCGCATTACATGTACCTCGATGCTGCTGACAGTCGCTCAACGGCAGTCGGCGGTGCGGGTGGGGCCAATAGTGGGGTATTGACGTCAAAATCCGTGGATAAGGTTTCCATGAGCTATGACGCCAGCATGACGATGAACCCTGATGCCGGTTTCTGGAACAACAGTCGCTACGGGTCGGAATTTTGGGAATTGATGATGCTGTTTGGCGCGGGCGGGATTCAACTGGGGGCACCATGAAAAGCGGCCTGACGGTAAGGCTGGATAACTCAAAAGCTATTCTGGATGCGTTGAAGACTATTGGTAATCGTGACGTGCTGGTGGGCATTCCACAATCAGCAGACGAACGGCCACCGGAGGAAGGGGAGAAACCAACCTTTGGTAACGCCGCGATCGGCTATATCAACGAGAAGGGCTCACCGGCGCAAAACATTCCGCCGCGTCCGCACCTGGAGCCCGGCGTTCAATCTGTTCAACCCCAGACTGTTGAAAAACTTAAAGCTGCCGCGCTGGCGGTGCTTGAGGGCAATAGCGGGGCTGCTGAGCGGGCGCTGGAATCAGCGGGCATCATCGCCAGCCAGGCGGTTAAGCGTTACATGACGATCACAGGCTTCACGCCGCTGGCAGATAGCACGCTGGCGGCCAGAGCACGACGTGGGAGAAAGGGGGCAGCGAAGGAGTTGGAAAGCCGCGCTGCTGGTAACGACCCGGATAATGCCAACGCCCGACCGCTCATCGACACCGGCGAATACCGCAACTCAATCACCTACGTTGTAAGGGCCAAAAATGCCAAATCTTGATGTGTCAGAAATCCTCTTCGATCCTGATTTTGCGGATTTCTCACTGATGGTCACTCGTAACGCTCAGACCGTTGATAGTGATGGATTTGCGGCGAATGCCACGACTAAGACAACGTTTACCGGCGTCGTTACTGTCGATCGCTCCCTGGAGGCGCAGCGCCGTATGGCTGGACAGGTGGTTAACGGTGCAATTTTGATTGTGACGCAATTCCGGCTCACTCAGGGCCAGACCGGTATTGACGCTGACATTGTGACCTATCAGAACCGTGATTACCGCGTGACTTCTGTTGACCCTTATACGGCATATGGTGCTGGATTCGTGCAGGCGCATTGCGAGCTGCAACCGTTTGATGGAGGTACGCCTATTGAGCAATGACAGTACTGCAGCTGGTTGGCTGACTCCGACCGGCGATCCGCCAGACACCGATGAATCACTCGAGCGAAAACTCAGTCAGTGGGTCAAGGCATTGTCCGGGCTGCCAGATGGAATGGTGCGGCCACGGTGGACACCCGTTCAACCAGCGCAGCCAGCACAAAGTGTTAACTGGTGTGGTTTCGGTATTTTGAGCATCACCGGTGACGACAATCCAGCCTTCGTGAATCAATCAGATGATTCAACTGAGATGTGGAAGCACGAGCAAATCGAGTGCATGACCTCGTTTTACGGTCCGGGCAGTCAGGGTGTTGCATCTCAGTTCCGTGATGGCCTCAAAGTCTCGCAGAACAACGCACAGCTAAACACACTGGGTTTATCACTCGGTGAGTACAGCAAACTGGTATCAGCCCCCGAGCTGATTAACCAGCAGTGGGTACGACGGTACGACATGACCATATTTCTGCGCCGCAAACTTATCCGCACGTACGGCATTAAATCCGTTCTCGGAACAAATTTCACAATAACCACTGGAGATTAAATCCATGTCAGGATTATCCGTCAGTCGCATTTCTAATGTGACTGTGACTCTATCCGCCAAGGCTGCGCAGGGGTTTAACTTCGGCTCTATGCTTATCCTCGGCACATCGACCGTCATTTCGATTGCTGAGCGCCTGCGGGCTTATACTGCCGCTGATGACGTTGGCGCCGACTTCGGCGTAGACAGCGAAGAATACAAAGCCTCTGTGATCTGGTTCTCCCAGTCCCCGCAACCCACCCAGGTGTATATCGGGCGCTGGGTTAAAACCCTGGCCGCCGCCGAGGCTGGCGCAGTTGAGACACTCCTCGAGGCTGTGAATACGCTGCTGGGCTATACGTCTTGGTATGGCCTGCATATTGCCGACACTGTCGATCCAACCAATGCAGAGCTCATTAGCGTTGCTGCCGCGATTCAAGCCTCAACGATTTCCCGCGTGCTGGCCTATACAACGCAGGATGCTGCGGTGCTGGATTCTACTTCAACCACCGATATCGCCGCTCAAATGAAGGCTGCTGCCTACGGTCGCACCTTTGGGCAATATTCATCCTCAAGCCGCTATGCAGCCATTTCTGCTTTTGGTCGTGCTTTTACCGTGGACTTCACCGGCAGCAATACGACGATCACCCTCAAATTCAAAACAGAGCCGGGCATTACTTACGAAACGCTGACCGAACCACAGGCTGACGCTCTCGAAGCTAAAAACTGCAATGTTTACGTGCTGTACAACAACGATACGGCAATTCTTGAGCAGGGCGTGATGGCTAACGGCGATTTCTTTGATGAGCGCCACGGACTTGACTGGCTACAAAACACCGTGCAGACGGCTGATTACAACACCCTCTATACCTCAACCACCAAAGTTCCTCAGACCGACGCAGGGACAACCACGCGCATGGCAAACATCGAGCTTGCGCTCGAGCAAGCTGTGACAAACGGATTGTTTGCGCCAGGGAAATGGACCGGTGGCCCGATTGGTCAACTTAATACAGGTGACAGCCTTACCAAAGGTTATTACATGTATGCCGACACAGTAGATAACCAGTCACAGGCCGACCGTGAAAAGCGTAAAGGGGTCGCCATTCAGGTGGCCGGTAAGCTGGCTGGTGCCGTGCACTACGGCTCTGTCGCAATCACCGTCGTTCGTTAAGGGGTAAATAATGTCAACTTATAGCTTTATGGATATTTCCGTGAGCCTTACCGGGCCATCGGGAAGCATTGACCTCGGCGCGGGCTCTGCGAACTCGGACGAGGGTATTACCGTTGCGATGGGCGGCGCCAAAAACACCATGACCATCGGTGCCGATGGCGAAGGCATGCACAGCCTTCATGCTGATAAATCGGGGACAGTAGTTGTAAGCCTCCTAAAAACATCCCCACAAAATAAAAAGCTCTCGCTGATGTATAACGCGCAGATCCTTTCCTCAGCTCTCTGGGGAAACAACGTTATTGTCGGCAGGAACTTGGCTTCCGGGGATATCGTTACAGCGCGCAGTTGTGCGTTTCAGAAAATACCGGACTGGAAAAACGCCAAAGACGGCTCGATCGTCGAGTGGGTTTTTGACAGCCTGAAAATTGACGAAGTGCTGGGGAGCTACTGATGGAATTTGAGATTAAAGACCAGCAGTACCGCACGGCCAAGTTGAGCGTATTCGACCAGTTGAAAGTCTCCCGTAAGCTGCTGCCGGTATTATCCGGGCTGTTGGGCGATTTCCATGGGATTAAAGCTGCTGCTGATGGCGGTGACGTCTATAAGGCGATGGAAACCGCGCTACCCAAAATCGCCGAGTCGCTGGCCAGCATGAGCGAGGAAGATACCAACGCGATTATTTTCCCGTGCCTGAAAGTGGTTTCTCGCAAGCACCTCAAGTCATGGGTGCCGGTTTTCAGCGAAGACAGCCTCAACTTCGATGATATTGAGCTGATGGACATGCTGCAGCTGGTGGCCCGCGTGGTGGGGGATTCGCTTGGAAATTTTTTCAGCGGACTCCCCGGCAAAGAGACTGCGGACCCGTCGCTACAGGATTAACGCTCGATGTGATGCCCGATGGCACCGATATGATTTGGAAGGTAACCAGAGCGTACCAACTGGACCCGAAAGACCTCCTCTCCGGTGCAATCGACCTCTGCTACATCTCAGAAATGCACGATTACCTCACGCTCGAGGAAGACAACGAAAACCGGGTAACTCGCTGGAGACAGGCTAATGAACGCTGAAACAATTAAGGACTTTCTGGTTTCTCTGGGTTTTCAAGTTGACGACGCAGGAGCCAAAAAGTTTGATTCGGTGCTGGCGGGCGTCACGACGAACGTTTTTAAAATGGCGGGGGCGGTCGAGGCGGCCGCCGGTACCGTCATGCTGTTTACCACGAAAATTGCGGCGGGTCTGGATAACCTCTACTGGGCTTCTCAGCGCACCGGCGCGTCCGTGGCTGGCATCAAGGCGTTGGGCTATGCGGCATCACAAACAGGCTCAAGCGCGGAAGCGGCGAGGGGTTCTCTCGAGAGCCTGTCCCGCTTTATGCGCAATAACCCAGGCGCGGAAGGTTTCCTGAATCGCCTTGGCGTGCAGACGCGTGACGCCAGCGGCAATATGCGGGATATGTCGTCTGTGTTCACTGGCGTTGGCCAGCAACTCAGTAAAATGCCTTACTACCGCGCCAATCAGTACGCCGAGATGTTCGGCATTGATGAAAACACGCTGATGGCCATGCGCCGGGGGCTTGGTGGCTTCAATGCTGAATATTCGGCAATGGCAAAAGCGATCGGCTATAACGCCGACCAGGCGGCGGTAAGCTCGAATAAATTCATGACGTCGCTGCGTGACTTCGGCGCAATGGCGGGCATGGCGCGGGATAAAATTGGCTCGACCCTCGCTAATGGCCTGGCTGGTTCAATCGATAATCTCCGCAAACAGTTCCTCGAAAATTTCCCCAAAATTGAGGATACGATCACCCGTGGTGTGAATGGTCTGCTGTGGCTGGCGGGAGTAATCGGCCAGGTGATATACCGACTCATCCAAGCTGCTGGCGATATACGGGACTGGTGGGGAACGCTCGACAAAGGCACTAAGCAACTAATCGAGACGTTCGGCGGCCTGATTCTCGCCTGGCGCATCCTCAATAGCGCTTTTGTTATGTCGCCAATCGGAATGGTCACTCTCTTGGTTGGCGCTTTAATTGCGCTTTACGATGACTATAAAACATGGAAAGAAGGTGGCAAGAGCCTCATTGACTGGGGGAAATGGAAGCCTGAAATAGATTCTGCGCTGGATGGCATCGACAAGCTATGGACCGAAATTAACCGCCTTAAAAATGAGCTGTTGGATCTTTTCGGCATCGACCCCAAAACATGGTCCATTAAATTTGAGTTTACCAGTCTTACTAAACAGTTTGGTGAGCTCACCAAGATGCTCGGCACGATCAGCGACATCGTTAATGCAATTAACGAGGGTAGATGGTCCGATGCTGCAAGCCTGGCTAAGAAGCTAATGAATCAGGGAGGAGACCAGCCTGATGCGCTGCCGGGCGTCACCGGTGTAGCGACCCAAAATAGAAACTGGTTGCTGGATAAATACTTCCAGATGAATGATGCCGTGAACCGTTTCTTCACTCTCCATGCTGGCAATGATGGCTTACTCCCATCTGGCGGGTTAGCGAGTGGTGTAAAACGGCCTCAGGCCACCGCTGCGGGATCTGCTTTGCTAGGGTGGTTAAGCCCGACGCTCGACAAACTGGAAGCGCTCTACCACCTACCCGCAGGCTTACTTAAAAGCGTCGCTATCACCGAGTCAGCTGGAAACCCTAATGCCGTTTCTGGCGTGGGTGCACAAGGTCTTTTCCAACTAATGCCCGGTACCGCGAAGGATCTGGGGTTGAAGGGTGGAGATGCTTTTGACCCTGTGAAGTCTGCCCAGGCGGCCGCAAAATATTTAGCCCAACTCATGAAGATAAATGGCGGTGATCTCAATAAAGCATTGGCCTCTTATAACTGGGGCGTCGGTAATGTGCAGAAATACGGCATGGCGTTAATGCCTCAGGAGACGCGGAACTATGTTCCACGCGTGATGAGTAATATGCCTGGTGTCGGCACAACAATTTCACAGGAAACCAATATCCACGTGCATGGCGTCTCCGACCCAGTTCGCGCTGGGCAGGAAGTGGCTCAGAGGCAAACTAACGTTAATTCACGGTTAACGCAGCAGACGGGGGGAGGTGCAAGCTAATGGACATTCTTTCTACGCTGTTCCAGCAGTCGTCTAGGAAAATAGACCTGATAATTCCAAATGTTGTTGTGTCTGAAAAACATTCAGATGCACTGGAAATAACAGAGCACCCGGTGGAAATTGGCGCTCCCGTTGCAGATCATGCCTATAAAAGACCCTCTGAGGTCACAATGGAGATTGGTTTTGCGGGGGGCGGGTCACTTTTAGACGGTCTGGATACTTCGTCGGTTGGACTTTCTCTCGGCACAAGCCCGCAGGAGATGTATCAGAAAATACTCGACCTGCAAGCCACTCGAGTACCCTTCAATGTAATTACGGGCAAAAAGAAGTACAGCAACATGCTTATCCGGGGTATTGATGTCACGACCGACAAGACCAGTGAGAACGTGTTGATGTGCGTTCTCACACTGAGGCAGGTGCTAATTTCTCAAACTCAGACCGTTTCTGTAGCTGATAAATCTGATATGGCCAATGGTGTGAGCACTTCTGCTGTACAAAATAGCGGCGTTAAAACAGTCATCCCTACAACAACCTCGATACTTCAGAAGCTGGCAACATTCCTGGGGATTTCATTATGACTATGACGGCCAATGAAATTCCTCTATCGCCGGATAATCAGAAGTTCAGCATCACGCTTAACAGTGTTTCTTACCGGATGAATATCATCTGGCGAGATACACCTGGCTGGGTCATGGACCTGCAGGATAGCTCTGGCGTGAATTTGATTGCCGGAATTCCTCTTGTGACTGGTGCTGATCTGCTGGGTCAGTATGGGTATCTGGGTCTTGGGTTCTCGCTTTTGGTTATGTGCGACGACGACACACAGGAATACCCAACAAAGACGGATCTCGGCACCGGCAGTCATCTCTATTACGTTTTGCAAAGCTAAGGGGCAACGATTGAGCCAGAACTGGATGCGGCATTTTGAACTACTGCTAACGGATGATAGCGGGAAGGGGATCAGCCTATCTGACTTCAAAGTCACGTTTGATATTGAGTGGTTCAATATCAAATTTTCCCGCGTGGCCACCATTAAAATTTATAACCTTTCCCAAGCCACTAATAATCGCATTTTGGGGAAGGAGTTTTCCAAGCTCCGGATCATAGCGGGTTACGATGGGCTGGCCCAAGCAGTTGATCAAAGTCAGGTCGGCGTGGTTACGCAGGTCCCTGCTAATCAGGTCGGGCAAACCAATGGCCAGAATTATGGGCAAATTTATGATGGTGATATCCGTTTTAGCCTGACAGGTCGAGATAACCCCACCGACACCTACGTGTTAATTCAGGCCGTGGACGGGCATCAGGCGCTTATGGGGGCTGTGGTCACAACGACCCTTGCGGCGGGGTATACGGTCGCCGACGTGCACGCAGCGACAATGCAAAGCTTCAGCCCGTTCGGCGTAGTGGCGGGTATCACCGGCGACATGCCTACGACTGTCTTCCCACGGGGGCGCGTGATTTTTCAGGCAGCTCATAAGACGATGGATAATATCGCGCAGCAGTGCGGAGCTACCTGGCAGATTGTGGAAGGCAAGGTTCAGCTAATCCCGGTTAACAAATACATTCAGGAGGCGATCGTACTTAACAGCAACACAGGCCTAATCGGTATGCCTCAGCAGACTATGGGTGCTGGTGTTAACGTTCGCTGCCTGATTAATCCCAATATCCGTGTTGGCGGTCTGATAGAGTTGGACCAGACATCAGTCTATCGCGCGGCGCTGTCATCGAACGACATACAGATGTCTGGGGGGCGTATCTCGGAAAAGGACGATAACGGCAATAAGGTTGTGAGCGGTGTAGCCAGCATCCCACCGGCCAGTGTGGCCACGGATGGCGTTTATATTGTTCAATCAATATCCTATACTGGCGATACAAGAGGCCAAGCTTGGTACATGGATATGATGTGCTTTGCGCGTGGTTCAAAAGATCTTCTTACTGGTTCTGCCTTAAACAAGGGAGTAGTGAATGACTAGTCGTTGCTTGATTATTGCTCTAACTTTGATGTTCTCATCTTCAAGCATGGCTGCATTCGTTTGTGGTGGCTGGAAGTTAGACGTTAACAGCGCTGGGGAAACCACTCTCAATGGACAAGTAACCGACACACAAAAAATCACGTTCTTAAAAAAAGATGGTGATTACGCGAACATTAAAATGGACATGGCTCTATCCAGCTCAAGAGATGGGAACATGTACGGCTTCGAATTTATAAAGAGGGCTGGGAGGGCCTTTTTGAACGTTCAGTTGCTCCAGGCTAGGATGGATGCACCGAAGGTTTTTGGCACGTTTGACTGTCATAAAGTTAATTGATACTTAACGTTTCATAAAGTTTAGACCATGGATATAATGCAGGAATTACAGATAAATCCTATGGCGGCATTATGGAATACATTCCTTTAGATTCGTATGTGAAGAAGAAAACTCGAGCAATTTTGTTTCTTTTGATTGCATGTATAGCCCTGAGCTTGAAGGGCGGGGTTCATCCTGGATTAGTTACAATTGTCGCTATCATTGGATCTGTAATTTACTCTTACATGAAAAAAACTTACTACCCAAAAGTGTGGTCTAAAACTGTAGGGAAGCTGGCTTATAGCGCAAGAGAGCTAGATGAGGACAATTTTAAGAAGGAAATAATTAGGCACCTTCCTGTATTAGCAAGAAAACGTAATATGTTAATTACTAGCGATGATTATGGAAATATAATAGTTGATCCGTGGGTGAAGGAGAAAAAATATTATATAAGCAAACTAAACTACTTCCCTCATGTAACACCTTATTATTCAGGAATGGATGACTTTGATCAGTTCTTAATCCTAGATGAAATGATTGATGATTATCTTCAATTTAATGATGTTGAATCCATAAACATTATAGATATGACACCAACAGAATATGAGCACTATTGTGCTGATGTTCTTAGAGACCAAGGGTGGGAGGCTAGAGTCACTAAAGGATCGGGGGATCAAGGGGTGGATGTACTAGCAGAAAAAAATGGAGTTACTATTGCTGTTCAGTGTAAAAAGTACTCATCCCCAGTCGGAAACAAAGCCGTTCAAGAGGTTGCTGCTGGAAAAGGATTTTACGGTGCTGATTATGGAATGGTTGTTACAAATAATACTTATACAGCGTCGGCTAAACAACTCGCTAATTCGCAATTGGTTTTTTTACTTCATCATGATGATCTATATTCAATAGATGAGCTTATAGACGTCGGTGTCAATGTAGCTTGATAGAACCCGCCTAGTGCGGGTTTTTTTATGGAGTTTTTCCCATGCCTGTTTCTAACTCTGCCCAAACCGGCGATACCGCCGCGTTAACTGAGGCGCTAGCCAAGGACATATCGTCCAACCTTCGCGTTTCAATGCCAGGCATCATTCAGTCATTCGATCCGGGTGACGATACCCGAGGCCCGACGTGCGTTGTGTTACCTGCAATCAAAGGCACAAAGACTGACTCGGACGGGAACGTCACCTCGGAGGATTACCCGCTATTGGTGGACGTGCCGATGGTATTCCCTCGCGGGGGCGGCGTCACGCTGACTTTCCCTATCGGTGAAGGTGATGAGTGCCTGCTTGTGTTCTCTGACCGCTGCATTGATTTCTGGTGGCAGAGTGGCGGGGTACAGGAGGCAGTCGATAAACGCCAGCATGATTTATCCGATGCTTTCGCTATCGTCGGCCTACAGTCTGGCGCAACGAAAATCAGCAATATCAGCACGACGGCTGTGCAGCTGCGCACCGATGATGGCGCGAGCTTCATTGAGTTGAAGCAGGGCGGCGCGGTAAACATCAAATCAACCTTGGTGACGATTGACGGCGATGTGCAGGTTAATGGCGCCATAACCTCGACCGGCGACCAGACAGCGGCAGGTATCAGCCAGACCGGACATGTTCATGGCGGCGTCGAGTCAGGGGGCAGCAACACAGGAGAGCCGCAATGAGATACCGACGAGAAGACGCAGACGGCGATTACACGTTTGGACAGGGTGACAACACCTGGTTGATTAACTCCCCTGACGCGGTGGCACAGGCCATCAAAACCCGATTTCTGCTCTGGTACGGTCAGTGGTTCCTTGATACCACGACCGGTACACCGTGGATCCAGTCCGTATTGGGAAAGCAAAACCCAACGGCTTACAACATGGCCATTCGCCAGCGTATTCTTGAAACCCAGGGTGTTAACTCAATCACAGCTTTTAACACCACCGTGGACAGCTCCACGCGGCGCGTAACCTTCACCGCAACCATTGACACCCTCTACGGGACGACGACAGTCACAAGCGAGGCATAATGGCTCTTGATTTAGACACGTTGGGGCTCGCCTCCACGGTGACCGCCTCAGGGATAAGTGCGCCTGATTACCAGACAATCCTCACGACAATAACCGGCTACTTCCAACAAATTTACGGCACTGACTCCTATCTTGATCCCGATAGCAAAGATGGGCAAATGGTGGCGATTGTGGCGCTGGCCATCAATGACGCGAACAACGTAGCCATTGCCGTTTATAACGCATTTTCTCCAGCGACCGCTGTCGGTACTGGGTTATCCAGTAACGTCAAAATTAACGGCATCACGCGCCGTGCAGCCACCAACTCAACGGTAGACCTCACCCTGACCGGCACCGTGGGTACCACTATCACCAACGGCACAGCGAAGGATGCAAACGGCATTGTTTGGAATCTGCCGGCCAGCGTGGTTATCGGTACCGGCGGTACAGTCGTGGCCACGGCAACCAGTGCGACATCTGGTGCAGTTGCGGCACTTGCTGGCACTGTGACGTTAATAGGGACGCCCACGCGTGGCTGGGTCTCGGTCACCAATATACTGGCGACCACTGTGGGTACCGCAGCAGAAACCGATGCAGAACTGCGCGTACGGCAGACATTGAGCACTGCATTGGCCTCTGTAACGCCGTTTGACGCGGTTGATGGCGCGATTGCCAACGTATCAGGCGTGACACGTCACAAGCTGTTTGAGAACGATACGGAAGAAACTGACAGCAATGGCCTTCCGCCTCACTCAATTTCGGTCATTGTGGAAGGTGGCGACGCCAGCACTATCGCCAATACAATTCGTGGCACTAAAGGCCAGGGAGTGGCGACCTATGGCACGACGGCCATTACCGTGGCTGATAAGTATGGCAATCCTCACGCTATCAACTTTTCTCGCCCGGTAGACGTGCCGATTTTTGTCGCCATTACATTGCAGGCGTTCACGGGTTACACATCACAAATCGGTGACGACATAAAGACGGCAGTAGCTGCGTACGTCAATGCCCTGGCGATCGGCGATAGTGTCCTGCTAAGTCGAATGTATTCCCCGGCGAATCTCGGTGTTGTGAGCGGCGGCAACGCGAAGTATTACGACATCATTGAGTTGGCGATCGGCACTTCTGCCGCTGGTGTTGCTGCTGCCAACGTCACTATAGCCTATGACCACTCGGCATCATGCCTTACAGACAACATCGCGCTGACGGTGACGTCATGAGTAAGTACACCGATCTCATCACCAACTATCACGCCGGAAAGCCTAAATTTGTCAGCCACGTAGACCTATCCACGCGGCCACTAACCGACGTCGGGACGGCCATTACCAGCCTTATAGCTGCATTTGATATCGATACGGCTGTGGGTAATCAACTGGATATTATCGGGTTGTGGGTAGGGCGTTCACGGCGTGTGAGTACGCCAATCACCGGTGTTTATTTTTCGTGGGATACGGAGCGTGTTGGATGGGATCAGGGGGGGTGGCAGGGGCCATACGATCCGGATGATGGCGTTATTGACCTCAGCGACGAAATCTATCGGCTTGTGCTGAAAGTTAAGATAGCCATTAACAGTTGGAACGGCCAGAACGACTCCATACAGGAGTTCATCAGCGGCATGCTTTTAGGCTCCGGCCTGAGAATGGCGATTGTTGATAATCAGGACATGAGTATTTCAATCTGGCTGCTCCCTGACCAAAATATTTTTATGAACGATACGGACCGCTTAATTTTTGATTCAGCCCTGAATCGCGGCCCCTTCATTGTGTTACCTGCAGGTTATACCTCATCCCGACTCGATCTCAATCCGCTTGACCAAGTCAATAGCGAACTCTTTTGGGCTATCCAGAATGGTTACATGACAATTAAAGCGGCAGGAGTTCGCGTGCGTGAAATTCAGATGCCGTCTGAGGGGTATCAATTTTTTGGGTTCGATATCGACAACGACTACGTATCCGGCTGGGATAGCGGTGCATGGGGAGAAGATCTTTAATGGCAGCAAACAACTTTAAACCGTTCGCTACGGGTTCCGGCGCGAATATTACATCACAGGCAGATTGGGAAGCGCTTGCGGCGCTGGCGACTGGATTTTCGTCAGGCAAAGCATCTTCAGCTCAGATCAACAAAGCGTTAAGGCAAAGTTCATTTATCTCGGCAGCAGTCGCGCAATTCATTGCAAATACCCTGAATGTTGATGTTCTTGATGATGGTGACCAGGCGGGTTTTGTTACCGATCTAATCAGCGCACTGCGAACCGACACCACGAAAAATCTACTCCCTGTATTCATTAGTCAAACCAATGGCTATATCGCCATGCCAGCCCTTCTGGCGGGAGTGAAAACAACTTTCTACATCCAGTTCGGAACTTTTACAGGGACCACGGACAGTACGGGCAATAATGGCGTCTACGAGAATTCAAACATCAACGTTGTGTGGCCGGTAGCTTTCCCAAATGCGAACCTTGCAGTAATTACGGGTGGTTCATCTGATGTTGGCGGGGTTGGTATGCAGGAAATGGCCTGGAGCCTGAATAAAGGAAAAACAGGTGGAACATTTGGCGTCCAGTGCAGAGCGCCATCATCATCTATGACAGGCTCATATATTGCCATCGGATATTAACAGGAAGCCATTATGCTTTTTTCTGAAACTACTCAGGCATTTTATGACAAGAATGCAAATTATGGCAGCAATATGCCTGCTGATGCCGAAGAAATTACCGGCGATGAATATGCGCAGTTCTATGCAGCCGTTAATTCTGCAAGACGAGTTTACAAAAGCGCCAGCGCTTTTGTTATTAGCATCCCTCAGCCTGATAAATATTACACATGGGATGAAAATACTTCCTCGTGGAAGATTACCGCCGCCATGTCTCAGCAGCGAGACAATGACGCAGCAAGTGCTTTGAAACAAACGGCATCCTCTGAGGTGACGCGATCGAGCACGCTAATAAGTATTTTGTCAGACAAGGTCGAGTTACAGGACTTTTCTGGAGCAGAAACATCTGATTCGGTGACTGCGACACTTACCATCTGGAAGAAGTACCGAATAGATTGCAACAGCGTGGTTACCGGGTCGGCAACTGAATTACCGATGGCACCAGATGCGTAATCGATTGAGCTTACTAAATTTTTGATTATGCAGGAATTTTTTATTGAGGTGTCAATGAATATTTTTAATTCAGAGGTGGCTTAATGGCTAACCGATACAATACTAACAGTGAAGTCCCCTCGAATACACTGCCAGACTTGAACGACAACATGCTGGTGTTTGACGCGTTTGTAAATCAAGAGTCGGGGTCGGTAATATCAAGGAAGGGGGTAGACATCCCCGTATTACAAGAGCAGGTTGGCGGGCGAATTGATGCTCTAACCGCAGATGCTCAGGCGGCGCTTACCGGCGCTCAGGCCTCTGCTAATGAAGCGGCACAGTCGGCAGCAGCCTCGGGCATCATCGCGAATAATCTTGGACTACCACCAGGCGCAGGCCTTGTGGGATATAAGAGAGGAGTTTCTTACCCAGTTAACTCTGCCGGTAGTAAGTTAAGTCGTTGGATTGATATCGAGGATTACGCTGATAGCAATGCTGCTTCTGGTGATTGGCTTAGTACCATCCAGACCGCGATTAATACTGCAATTAATGAGGGAATTACCGAAATACGTGGGCAGGGTAGTTACGCTATTTCAAATACTCTAAATATTCAGAATATCCAGAGTAAAGGCATAAACCTGTACCTGAAATCACTCAGCGTTACTGCAGATTTCCCGACTAATACCTCCTTTTGGGATGCAACCCCAATGATAAACGTGGGGGATATGGTGAGTAATATCACCGGGCTGAATATTTTTATTCAGACTTTAGATGGCGGGGGTAAGGCTGATGGTATCAGTGCGATCGGATATGGCTATGCATTGTGCCACATTCATGTGGGGTCTTTGACCAATTGCATTGCCGGTATGCGCCAGGGTAAGCATCAGTGGCCTAATGCCTCAAACTATGTTACCGGTGATAACTGGGCCAATAACCGCGTTGGTATTTACCTTGCTGATGGGACAGGACCCAATGCCCCAATAACAGAAGGCTGGCATATTGATATCAAATTCATGCCAGTAAACTCGTGGGGGGCTATTTGGTATCGCCGTTCCGGGCGTTATGGTCGGTTCAATAGCGATGTCGATTTCAACGGGCAAAACCTTTCGATCTACCAACTCAGCAATACTACCGGTCTTGATTTAATCTGGGATACGCAGCAACTTAAACTCACTAACGGTACGAATACCGCAGAGTTTCTGTTTTATTATATGTACCAGGGTTATTTCTATATTGTCATTGGCGAGGATCATAAATGTTCTGCGATCGATGCCGAGGGCCCTCCTAGTTTCTCAGTGGGGGACACACTCAGCTGCACGACAATCAGCGGGGTAGCGCTCGGAGTGGGCACCGTTAATGTGTGTCGTGATAATGCTTCTGGAACCAACTATTTCGATATTCTTCACGATTTTGAACGTGGGACTTTCGGGAAGATTTTGGTGATGTGTGGGTATGCTGCGGGGATTATCGGAGGGATTCAACAGTCATCCAGCTTTCAATTCCAGAATAGCTTTAATGGAGCAACGGACAGCCTCCGAGGGTTCGGTGTAAGTAACTCAGGTTCGACCCTGGCATTTTATAATTATGCTATTTCAAATAACCCATATTCTAATATTACTTCAGACTATGTGAATTTTGAGAAAAAGCTTTACCTCAAAGACCACCGTATAGTCGGCGGCGAGGTTGAGGCCGTTATCGCCCGGAGCACGACAGACTACACAACATTATTAAATTTTTCCGATACCAGCACTGATAAACGAGCCGATGAGGGCGCCAAGTTCCATGTGGAAATCCTGACTAACTATGATGGTTGTGGAGCTTCATTTAATATTAATGTGAAAGCAGCGGGTATTATTCAGGTAACTAAACCCACCATGTTAAATGGTGCGTTTAAATTCCGCATAGTGACCGTGCTCAGTTCAGACGGTACCAGTGTGGTCGGCTCAGCGTTACAAATTCGCCAGGAATCACAGGACTTTATTAGGTTTGTCATAAATATTACGAGGCTCTGAATATGTCTGACCCCTTACAGGTAACCACCTTATTTGATATTGAACAGAACCACACCCCAGCACCGGGTGAAGTTGGAAAGATAGAGTCGCTTAACGGCGACCTCTACGCAATTAATTACTGGCTTGCACAGGCTATGAGTGCTGGCAGCCTGGCTGGCGTATGGGATGGGTTAAGCGTTGGCGGTCGAATTACACAAGACCCGAACGCGGCTCAACATTTGGGGCCAGATGTATTGACGGATCTTGCTATTACTCAGATATCTGACGTAACGGTTGATGATGAAACAGCTGCAGTAAAAGCAATTCATGCTAACCAACAAACTATCATGAATAACCTTAATAATATTGTGGCGGGTATTAACTTGCGAACGCAAAATTACAATATTCTTCTCCAGTATTTGATCAACTACTCAAGTTTAAAAGCATAACCAAGAAGTATCTCGAATTTATCAGGATGTTTTTTGTGCTTTAATTCTCCTTTAAGGATTAATCATGGCAATCACCGGAATATATATTTTCAACGGTATTACAGTTCCAGCGGCTTATGCTGTTATAGATGCAATTGATTTCAGAGCAACTTCAGCATTTGTAAGTTTTAAAGTTTATGCATCAGTGGATGCCTATATCATGGGCACTCCACCATTGAAAAGCGTTCCAATGAATATGGCGTATGATGGTACAACTGCGCCAATCGATACTTTCGAGAATGCGGCGATAGCCTCGGGAAATTTTTCTGGATTCACAAAAACAGAAACAGTCGTGATAAAAGTTCCGGATTTAATGAATCGCTCTGAGGGACAATTAGGGGGCGCGGATCCATTGGTAAGTTGATGTCATTTTCTTTCCCTCAGCTAGTTCGATGGCTACTCCAAAGCGTGCGTAAATATTCATGTAAAGGGCAGGATATAGGTTGAGGGAATTTTTTGATGATGATGTATTGATAGTAAATGCTGAAGAATCGATATCGAAAATTTCACGACGATTTTCGAAAATGGTAGTAACTTTATGATTTTAAAAGATTGCTAAGGACAGTGTTTGAGTGTAAAAAACGACCCGGCCTCAACCTAACCAATTGAATTTAAATGATAATTAATAGGTAAAGCAAATAAAGGAATCGTATTCGGTCTTTTTTTTGTGGGATTTTTAAAACAACGACTTATATTAAAATCAATGAGTTAATCCCACCCTGTTGCCTCCTGTTCTACCCTGTAGGATCTTCTGCCGCCATTTTGTCGCCACTTTTGGCCGGTGTTTTACTGCCTAAAATCGACAGTGGATTGTTAGTTAGGGCGTCTTCCAGATGGTCTGGAGCAAAGTGGGCATAACGCATGGTTACCCTGATATCCGAATGGCCTAGGATGCGCTGCAGTACGATGATATTGCCTCCGGCCATCATAAAATGACTGGCGAAAGTATGGCGTAGAACATGGGTCATCTGGCCTTCTGGTAATTCAATGCCGGTAAGCCTGATAACCCGATAGAACTGTTTATAGCAAGGCTCAAAAGTTTTATCTTTGCAGGCCAGCAGGTCGTCATACAGGGCTTGGCTGATAGGTACCGAGCGGTTCTTTTTGCCCTTGGTATTGATGAAGGTAATTTTATTGGGGGAGAGCTGGGAGCCTTTCAACTTGGCGGCTTCGCTCCAGCGTTCGCCGGTAGACAGGCAGACTCTGACTATGAGGGTTAACTCAGGATTGCCGTGAAGCTCGCATGCGGCCATCACCTTTTCGACCTGCTCTAACGTCAGCCAGGCCATCTCTCTTTCAGGCTGGTCAAACTCGCGGATGTTTTCCAGTGGGTTAGGGTAGTTGAGTTCTCCTAGGCGCTTAAGCTCATTAAACACGGCGCGCAAAAAGGCGTGCTCGCAATTTACGGTGCCGGTAGTGACTTTGCGTGATTTCTCGCTGGTATTAAAACCGTTATCGATTAGGCCACGCAGGCGGCGATCGCGATAGTGCGCCCAGTCTTTTGCGGTGATGTCGATGGCAACAGGGTCACCCATGCCTTTGCAAATTATCCACAGTTTACCGAGGCGGCCTTTCTTGTCACTAAGTGAGCATCCATGCAGTTTGTACCACAGCTCGACTAACTCGCTGAGTTTGCGGTTATCTTCTTTTTCGCCCAGCCAAGGTTTGGCTTTGGCCTTATCAAGCTCATATTGTTCGTAGGAGACGGCTTCGCCTTTGGTACTAAACTGCTTCCTGACTCGTTTCCCATCGCGTCCGGTCGGGTAAAATTCACATAGCCATTTCCCTGTGGGAAGCTTTCTAATTGCCATCGTACGACCTCATAAAAACATGAGGCAAAAATACTGTATATAAAAGGGTCTTCCCCTGTTGTGGTGGCTGAGGGCATTATAGGGGGCAGTTTGGACATCGAAAATTATTGTACGTTACGACTGTTTTTGCGCCTTTATACTTTGGCTGGACGCAGGCGACGAAACTTACCGAAAGCCGGTGTTCTGATGCCCCGCCAGAGATAATCCCCAGTCAGATTGATATGCTCCCAGCCCAGCGGCGAAAAATGCGACTGCAACTGCTGTATCGCGGATACCTGAGTTGTTCATAACACGGTCAACAATTTTCTCATTCATGCCCGTCTGGCAGACGCGATAAGCGTAATTGAGCCGGAAAGTTCGACAGCATAACTGACAGCGATAACGCCGTGCCCGTTAATGGTATCTGTACGTTCACATGACGCGGGTAGGAACAATATGCTCAAACGGCCATATCACCCGAGGCCTGAAGGTAATGTTCTCAGACCTTCCCGCCCACTCAAGAGTGAACCGGTTAATCTAGCGACCTCACGATGCCCCCAATAAATGGGTCTGAGCAGATGACCTCCTATTTGGAACAGCGAGGTAGCCCAGGCAAATTTGAATGTGGATAAACATCAGTTATAGTGATCAGTGTCCATTCACGGGCTAATATAAAGGTGCATAACATGGTAGATAAAGAGCATTTACAATCTTTCGTTGATGAATTTTTCCTCCAAAATCAGGCTATTAAGCAGATTATCATTTTCTCGCTGAACGATAATGAAGTCTTGTTATCTACTCCGGACTTCCCACTATCCACCGAGCTTTTAACCAAAGACATTATTCCTTACTTTGAACATCAAGAAGTATGGCAAGATAATCTCCTCGACGAAGGTTTTACACTTAATTGGGCTGAAATAGATGTAAATATGTTTGATGCACCTAGCAAGGATAGAAAAAGCACTTTACAGTTCTTTAAAACAAACAATTTGATGGTTTTCATCATTTGCGAAGGCAGTGGAAATGACCTGGTATACGTAGGGAGAACGTTGCGTAGCGATCTCATAGATAGTGGATTTAGTGAACCCGAACCCGATGAATAAGATTGATGTTAAATATACCATATAAGGCTATCTTCTCTGTCGTTATTAAAACGTCATGAAATAGTTCGTATAACTGATGGGCAGGTTGATATTCCTGGGAGAGTGTCCGCTTATTAATTTAGCCAGAGAATAGACCGTCCGCGTAATGGGGGCACCACCCGAGATCTTGGTTTTCACCTTGTGCCGGCTGAGACCGGCAGCCAGCGAGGGTGACCACCCCTGATAGAATTAAACGCCGTCCTCCTCCTTTTTTACGGCTAAAAAAGCGTTCTCCGCGGAGACGTTCCACGTCAGCGAGTGAAAGAAGTTTTCCGCACCATCATTGTCATAACAGCAGCCTTTACTGGCCCCGAGAAATAACATGTTCCGGGCGTTTACACCGCCAGAATCCTATTTTCAGCGCATCACAGGTCAACTGCTCTGTCATACGCGCGACATCGACCAGCCAATTACTGAACGAAACCACAAGTCGGTGCCCTCCGTCAGGTACAACTAGCCTTCGTTTGTGCGCAGATAAGATGACAGCCAAAGTAGAGCGGAGCAAAAAACAGTCTTACCGTACAATAATTTTCGATATCCAAACTGCCGCCTATCGTGGCAATCTTGATTTTCTGAGGAGCCTGCTATGGACGAAAAGTCCCTCTATGCACACATTCTCAACCTGTCCGCGCCGTGGCAGGTTAATTCTCTTTCCCTCGATAAAAATTCCGGTTCTGTGACAGTCACCGTCGGCATCGCTGCGCACGCACAGTTAACCTGTCCTACCTGCTGCAAATCCTGCCCTATACATGACCATCGACACCGTAAATGGCGTCACCTCGATACCTGCCAGTTCACCACGCTGGTTGAGGCGAATGTTCCTCGCATTGACTGCCCTGAACACGGTTGCCAGACACTGCCAGTTCCCTGGGCTGTCCCTGGGAGCCGGTACACGCTGCTGTTCGAGTTCTTTGTCCTCTCATGGCTCAAAATTAGCACGGTAGATGCGGTCAGAAAACAGCTCAAGCTTAGTTGGAATGCCGTTGACGGCATCATGATGCGTGCCGTTAAACGGGGTCTTGCCCGGATAAAAAAGCCTTTATCGGCCCGCCACCTCTGCGTGGATGAAGTGGCCTTCAAAAAAGGTCATCAGTACGTCACCGTTATCTCTGACCGTCAAGGGCGGGCCCTTAAACTGACCGATGACCGCGGTGTTGAAAGCCTTGCCAGTTATCTGCGTAATCTGAGCGATCGCCAGTTGGATGAAATAAAAACGTTGTCGATGGACATGAACATGGCCTATATCAGCGCCGCGCGGATCCATCTTCCCAATGCCGTGGATAAAATTGCTTTCGATCACTTCCATGTGGCAAAAACGCTCTGCGCCGTTGTTGATAAAACACGTATGGCGGAAATGAAACGCATCTCGTCGTCAGACAGGAAAGGGGCACACCGCTCGCGCTATCTGTGGTTTTACGGTAAACAGAACCGGCATGGACGAAGGGCGGAAAGGTTGGAAGTTGCACGTCTGGTATTACCCGAAACTAGCCAATGTTGGGTAATGAAAGAGCTTGCCCGTGACCTGTGGCACCGGCGTTATTGTAAGCACACCCGTTTTAGTTCCACGCACTTTTTGAGATTTCCGTATTTTCGGCCATCAGCCTGTACTCTTCC